CAAGGATTCCAGGGTACTCAGGGTAACATTGGCAACCAAGGAAACCAAGGATTCCAGGGTACTCAGGGTAACATTGGCAACCAAGGAAACCAAGGATTCCAGGGTACTCAGGGTAACATTGGCAACCAAGGCAATCAAGGATTCCAAGGCACTCAAGGAAATATTGGCAACCAAGGCAATCAAGGATTCCAGGGTACTCAGGGTAACATTGGCAACCAAGGTAATCAGGGTTTCCAAGGTACACAAGGCAATATTGGTAATCAAGGAAACCAAGGATTCCAAGGCACACAAGGCAATATCGGCAACCAAGGCAACCAAGGATTCCAAGGCACACAAGGAAATATCGGCAACCAAGGCAACCAAGGTTTTCAAGGAACACAAGGTAACATTGGCAACCAAGGCAACCAAGGTTTTCAAGGAACACAAGGTAACATTGGCAACCAAGGTAATCAAGGATTCCAAGGTGCTCAAGGTTTCCAAGGAACTCAGGGCTTCCAAGGTGCACCTGGAAGTGGTGTTCAAGGTGCACAAGGTTCTACTGGTTATAAGGGCGGTTTAGTATACAAGTTTATCACTAATACTACAAATACAAATCCAGGAGCTAACAGTTTTGCATATAGTGTAACTGGAGCATTAACAAATATATCTGCCACAATTTATATTTCTAATACTAGTGCTGGTGTAGATGTTAACAATTATATTATGCAGTGGGACGACTCAACTACCACTGCTAATGCTGGGTATCTTGTGATTCAAGATGAGCCTGCAAATGGCACTCTCGTTAATATATTTAAAATTACAGGCACTATTATAGGAAATGCAAATTATTGTGGTGTTCCTGTAACTGGCGTTTCTGGTATAGCCCCAGCTGCTAACAATACATTAATGTCTATTGTGTTCGGTAGAACTGGTGACAGGGGCGCACAAGGTGCTTCTGGTGCTTCTTCTTCAACTGTTGTACCAGATACTGTTAATGCTACTAGATATCCACTATTCGTTGATGTTTCTTCTGGTACAATAGCGTCATTAAATACTTCTGCAACGCAACTATCGTTTAATCCATCAACTGGTACATTAAGCGCAACAACTTTCAACAGCTTGTCTGATATTTTACGAAAAGAAAATATTGAGACTATTAAACGCGCTGTAGAAATTGTTGATCAATTGCGCGGCGTTAAGTTTAATTGGAGAGATACTGGTCTTCCATCTATTGGTGTTATTGCGCAAGAATTAGAAAAAGTTCTACCAGAACTTGTTGAAACAAATGAGAATAATAAAACAGTCAACTATTCAGGCATTATCGCAATCTTGATTGAGGCTGTGAAAAATCTCTCATCAAGAGTAAATGATCTCGAGAGAAAATCGAGAGGTGAATAATGGCATCATCATTTTACAGTAATGGAGAAAATTTTGATCGTATCTTTTTCACTGATACTCAATTAATTGACAGATATATTGGAAACAGAGCATTTGGTACAGGTGCCAATCTTATCGGTGGATTGGGTGACGGAACTGCAGTAAGTAAATCTAGTTTTGTAGATTTTAGTGGACTTGGGTCAAACTGGAAACAGGTTTCTGCTGCTGTTATAAGCACAACAACATCATTTGGCGCGGGTGTTAAGACAGACGGCACTCTTTGGACTTGGGGAGTTAATTCTCTTGGGCAACTCGGTAATGCGTCAACAGTAAGTAGATCATCACCTGCTCAAACTTCTAATACAACAACAGATTGGTCAAGAGTTACAACAGGCACAGGTTTTACAGCAGCATTAAAGTTAGATGGATCTCTTTGGACTTGGGGGTTTAATACTCAGGGTCAATTAGGCACAGGCAACACCACAAATAGGTCAACAGCACAGGTCGTCATAGTTTCAGGATCAGTTACAAATAACAGTTGGTATGATATCGCATCATCTCAATATTGGGCAGGAAGTGGACACACACTTGGTCTTAAAACTGATGGAAGCCTTTGGGCATGGGGATTTAATGCTAATGGTCAATTAGGCGATGGATCAACAATCAATAAATCAACTCCAACACAAGTTGCTGGTAGTTCATTTGATTGGTATAAAATCGCAGCTGGCGGACAAAGTTCAGCTGCAATTAAAAATAATGGAACTCTTTGGACTTGGGGTAGAAATGCAATATCAATTTCTTCTATTCCAGTAGGAACTGGAGTTTTAGGTGACGGCTCGACAACAGATAGATCTTCTCCAGGATCAGTTGTTGGTGGAGGATCAATTTGGAAACAAGTTTCTATCAGTACTGCATCTTCGACTCATATGGCAGGTGTCAAATTAGATGGTACACTTTGGACATGGGGTTCTAATACAAACGGTAGACTTGGAGATGGATCTACAAGCCCAAGATCTTCGCCAGCGACTGTTGCTGGAGGTGGAACAAATTGGGATCACGTTTCTTGTGGTTATGGACACACAGGAGCTATTAAAACTGATGGATCTCTTTGGACTTGGGGCACTAATTCTCAAGGAAATCTTGGAACAGGAAATATAACTGGTAGATCTTCTCCTGGAACAATAGTTGGTGGTGTTGCTGAATGGACTGCAGTTTCTTGCTCAGGATCTACTGATGGTGCAGGAGCTAATATTAATGAGACTCTAGGGATCGCCCTTTTCATTGGCGGAGGATAAGTTAAGATGTACGTTTTAGTATCTAATAATTATGTTTTAAATGGACCAAGACCTTGGAATTTTCGTTCATTTGAGCGAACTCTAAGAGACGATTTAAACATAAATTATGCTCTTCCATCAAATAAAACAGATGGGGAACCGATCTTTATCACTGAAACTGTTAAGATTCTTCCAGCAATTTATGATGAAAATCCCATACACAATCCTAAGATAGAATATTTACATGGTCCGTTTTGGGATCTTAGTGGAAATGTTGCTATAGGTTCATATACAGTAGAAAGAAATCATATTGATTCTGTTAAAGGTGCATTTAGAGAAATTGTAACCGCAAATAGATATAACAAAGAAGTTGCAGGAACTACATGCACAATACAAAACACTGTTATCAATATCAGCACATCTCGCGAAAATAGAGGAAATTACATTCAAAGATATCTTATGTTAGGAGATAATGAAACACTTGATTGGAAATTTGGAGATTTTTGGATAACTCTAACTAAGAATGATATGGCTACTATTTCTCAATGTATCTCTGATCATGTTCAACAGCAATTTGATTGGGAAGCAAATAAGCATATAGAAATAGATTTAGCTTCTACTCATGAAGAATTAAATTTAATCGATTTAGAATAACATGGCAACATTAGGTTTTACAGATAACGATGGAATTGATGTTGGTGGCAAGTACGTTACCAAAGAATATCTTATTGATCGATATCCAAATATTGCTACACACTCCAACATGCCATCAATGTGGACATGGGGAATTGGCTCATCTGGGCAACTTGGAGATAATGTCAATAACACATCTAGATCTAGCCCAGGAACAGTTTTTGGTGGAGCATCAAACTGGAAAACCGTTGATGCAGCACTGCATGTCGCAGGAATTCGCCAAGACGGAAGTCTTTGGACATGGGGCGCTGGAACATATGGAGCATTAGGTTCTGGTGCAACAGCAAATAGATCTTCCCCCTTAACAACAGCTGGAACTAACTTAACAATTTGGGCTAAGGTTTCTTGTGGGCTTCGTTACACTGCAGCAATACAATCTAATGGTTCAATGTGGACTTGGGGATTGAACACATCAGGGCAATTAGGGACAGGTAACACAACATCAAGAACCAGTCCATCTACTATGGCAGGAGCTCCCACTGGTGGTGCTGCAGATACTTGGCAACAAGTTGCTGCAGGAGACACTCACGTTTTAGCAATAAAAACTGACGGAAATCTTTATTCGTGGGGAGTGAATACCAACGGACAATTAGGTTCTGGATCAACAACAAATAGATCTTCACCAGTAAGTATTGCAGTAAGTTTTCCTGCAGCTGCAAATAATATTTGGAATTTTGTTGCCGCTGGAACAAGCTTTTCAGTTGGAATAACTAATGATGGTAGGCTTTGGACTTGGGGATTAAATGGTAACTATCAGCTTGGTGATGGATTTACTGTCAACAAATCAAGCCCAACCACAACACTTGGTGGTGGTACAAACTGGAAACTTGCGTCATGTGGATACTCGCATACTGTTGCAGTTAAATCAGACGGTTCTGTTTGGACGTGGGGTAAAAATGATTTTGGTCAATTAGGATTTGGTGCTTCTGGTGCAAGTAGATCTTCTCCAGACACAGTAACTGGTGCTGGTTTAAATTGGATTCGTGTACATGCTGGAGCATCATCTAGTGGTGGCATAAAATCTGATGGAAGTCTTTGGACATGGGGTGCGAATCTTTCTGGAGAATGTGGAGATGGAAACACATCTAACAGTAAAACTTCTCCTGCGCAAACTGCATTACCCGTAACAAGTTGGAAAGTGGTTGCCGCAGGCAATGGAACTCTTTGTGCAATCAAAGAAGAGGATGATTGGTGATATATGGCATTTCTTAAAACTATTACGATTGATGATTATTATACCAAAGAAGAAGGGCTTATGCTAAGTAAGGTAATACTTCCTCTTCTTCAATTTGAAGAAAATGACTTCGGACAAGATTTACTAAATTTTAATATGGTCCCAGAAGATGCTGATGAAGTTTTTTCAAATGTTCTAAATAGAAAAATTACTGTGGATAAAGATAAGTCTGGGGTATTCAGAATACCTAACTCATCAGGGTTTATTCATTTTGAAGAATTTGAGTCTAATAAAGATTGGTTATTCGTTGTTGCTATAGACCACACAACATTTAATGTTTTTGAGCATAAATCTGGAGCTAAAAATGCAACAGAAAATTATCAGTTAGCATATAGAAATTTGTTTGAATGGGATTTAAAGTTAAATCATCTCCTAGAACCAGGTCAAGGAATATTTTTTAGACCATGGCTATTTCATTCGTTCACCAGCGGCTTAATTCAAATTTTCAAACTTAAAGAAGTATAATGGCTGTTACTCCCGTACAATATACCAATAGCAATACAACACTAGGATTTTCTGGTGTTGATCTTTCAAATATTCTTGTGCGCAGAGAATACTTCAGCTCATCAGGAATATATTCATGGGGGTTTAATACGGTAGGTCAATTGGGTGACAATACAACAACAAGTAGATCTTCTCCTGCATCTTTATTTGGTATGGGCATGGTCTCTTGGGAAAATGCTGCAGCTGGTCCAGGATGGGGAGCAGCTGTAAGGTCTGACGGAACTCTTTGGACTTGGGGTATTAACGATACTGGTCAGTTGGGTATTGGTAGCACAACAAATAGATCTTCACCAGGAACAATTGCTGGTGGTGGTGTAACTTGGGATCAAGTTGCATGTGCATCATCTTTCGGGATTGGTGTCAAAAATGATGGAAGTTTATGGACTTGGGGAAATAATGGTACAGGGCAACTGGGCATAAACAGCACAGTAGCTAGATCTTCTCCTAGCACAATAATATTCGCAGGTTTACCAGGTTCTGGCGCTAACAATGATTGGAAATATGTTGCAGCTGGAGGCTTCGGCACTGGAGGATATGCAGCATCAATTAAAGCCAATGGCGCTTTATATCTATGGGGCAATAACACATCAGGACAATTGGGAGTTGGTGTAACAACATCAAGATTAAGTCCATCTCTTGTTGCTGGTGGTGGAGAGTGGGATAAAATTACACTCGCTCCTGATAATAGTGCAGCTAATACGCACACACTTGGTATCAAAACTGATGGTACTCTTTGGAGTTGGGGTGGAAATGGTAGTGGTCAGCTGGGCACAGGAGACACGTCAGCTAGAAATTCACCAGGATCTTTAATTGTTCCTGCGAACTCATATCAATGGAAAGATATTTCTTGTGGAATTTATTCTTCTGCTGCAATTAAAACTGACGGAACTCTTTGGACTTGGGGTAAAAACTCGTCAGGTGTGCTGGGAAATGATTTAACATCAGATCGATCTTCTCCAGGAACAGTTGCTGGTGGCGGCACAACTTGGAAACAGGTTTATATGACTGGTAATTGTGCATCGGCTATTAAAACAGATGGAACTCTCTGGACTTGGGGTAATAACTCTGTTGGGATATTAGGTAGTGGTACAACGTTTAATCGATCTTCTCCAGCATCAATTATCTATATTGACCCCTTAAATTGGAAGCAAATATCTGTCGCAGATTCTCCAACAGGAAACCAAGTGTTTATGTTAGGATTGGTGGAAAATGATGCGAGTTTTCCTCAAATAAGTACATATACAGTCCCAGGCTCATTTACTGAGACTATTCCCACTGGAATGGCTAGTGCATTTTTTGAAGTTTGGGCTGGTGGTGGGGGAGGAGGAGATGGATATAGCATATTTAGAGGTGGTGGAGGAGCAAGCGGAGCATATGCTAGAACTTCTGCCGATGTAAGATACCAAGGTGGCAAAACAATTTCTTTGCTCATTGGTCAGGGAGGAGATGGTGGATATGCACCAACTAATGGTGGTATTGGCTTACCTGGAAATGTCTCATCAATCTCATCATTAACATATACAATAACAAAAATGACTGCTAATGGTGGTGGTGGCGGTTTTTATGGTGATATAAGTAATGGTGCTGGTGGTCCAGCAAATACTGCTACAGGTGGAACAGACGCTAACACTGCAGGAAATGCAGGTGGTGATGGAAGTTTAGGTGCTGGTAATGGTGGTGTTGGAATTGCTGGTAGAAATGCACTTAGATATGGTGCTGGTGGTGGTGGTATATTAGTTGACGCTACAGCAGGAAATCCAGGATCTAATGGTGCGGTGATTATAACATATTATTGAGGATTTATGACAAAATATCATTTTATTTCTGGTCTTCCAAGATCAGGTTCGACTTTATTGACTTCTATTTTAAATCAAAACCCTAAATTTTACTCTACAATATCAAATCCTCTCGCAAGGTTTGTTCGTTCTGTTGTTGTGGAAACATATTCAGGTCCAGGTTATTCAATTGAATGTCCAGAATCGAAACGAATAAATTTAATAAAAAATCTTATTGAGACTTATCACGCAGATTATAACAAAGAAGTTTGCTTTAACACAAATCGTGGGTGGAGCGTATTACTTCCAATGTTAGATCAAACTTTTCCTGACGCTAAATTAATTTGTTGTGTTAGAGATATCCCATGGATACTAGATTCTTTTGAGGTTTTATTTCGTAAAAATCCATTTACGCATTCTCGCCTTTTTACAGATCAAGATCGAGAAACAGTTTATACCAGAGCTAATTCTTTGATGAGCCCTGGACACAGTTTAAGATTTCCATACGATTGTTTAAAAGAAGCAATTACTGGTCCCCATAAACATAAAATATTTCTAGTAGAGTATGAGCAGATATCTAAAAATCCAGAACAAACAATGAGATCGTTATATAATTTTATTGGCGAGGATTATTATAATCATGATTTTAACAATGTTGAAACTTCTTATGATGAGTTTGATGATGCTGCGGGAATTAACGGGTTGCACAAAATAAGAAAAAAGGTTGAATATATACCAAGAAACACAATACTTCCTCCTGATATATTTCATCAGTTTTCTGGACTTGAGGTTTGGCGCTAAATTATGGAAATGAAAACTTTTCAATTTAAGGGAATCACAATAAAAAATGATTTACCAATATCAGATGTCCCATGTGGAAGTTGTTTTGACTGCTGTTCAAAGTTAACGCCACATCTAACTGATGAGGAATTTAAATCTGGTAAATATGCGTATACTTTTATGCAATCACCTCTTTCAGAGGAACCAGTTATAACAATTCCTAAGGCAGTTCACGGCGGCTGTATGTACCTGGTCAACAATAAGTGTAGTATCTACAACGATAGACCTATCTCATGTCGTCAATTCGACTGTAGAAACCCAGAAACAAGTCATCAAACAATTACAAATAAATTTAAGAAAATACAAGAGTTTAATCTTTTTGGTTTTAATTTTAAGATGAAGCTTCATGAAGAAGATGAGTTGTATTCTTATATAATAAGATTTCATGGCACTCCAGATCTAGACGATGTCGCAACGTATACTAAGTTTTTACAAAACGGTGATGTTTATATTGATGTTGGAGCTAACATTGGATTCAATGCAATTATTGCATCCAAGCTTGTTGGTCCCACAGGAAAGGTTTATGCATTTGAACCTGATGCAAAAAACTTTGAGCTTCTCAAGTATAACATTGAGATGAACGAATTATCTAATGTAATTCTTATTCAAAAAGCGGTTATGGAAGAAAGTAAGACAGCAACTTTGATGAGGTCTAGAATTAATTTTGGTGACCATAGAGTTAATTTTGCAGCTAAGGATCATTACATTGGTCCAAAAATTGAGTGCGTTTCTCTCGATGATTTCTTTGAGTCGCTCACATATCAAGATTTAATTAGAATTAAATTGATTAAAATTGATGCTCAAGGATCTGACGCTAAGGTTCTTCAGGGTGGTAAAGAGTTCTTTCGTAAACACAGACCTCATATAATTATTGAGTTTGCACCAGCTCATCTTAAAAATGCTGGTAATTCTCCATTTGACATATTCTCATTTATAGAAAGACATAATTATATACCAAATAAAATGAATTTGCAAAATGCTATAAAAAATAATGTTGATATTTTAACGCCTCTAAATATCCAAGAGGCTGTTCAACTCACTAATGAACTATACCCAACAGAAAACCATGAAGATTTATTTCTTCTTTCAAACTCATTAAACACAGGATATTGGGTTGCTTAATTGATAGGTGATATATGAAATTAAATATTGGTGCTGGTGATGAGAAAATACCAGGTTATGTGAGCGTTGACTATGATAAAAATTCTAATCCAGATTATTGTTTCAATATAGAAAAAGATCCTTGGCCATTTGAAGATAACTCCGTAGATGAAGTTATTGCGCATCATGTCCTTGAACATCTTGGCGAGGGTTATTTCCATGTGATGCAAGAACTCTATAGAGTTTGTAAGCATGGAGCTATGATTGATATTCGCGTACCGCACCATAGACATGAGCATTTTGCTGATGACCCAACACATCGTCGACCAATAACAGTTCCCGGTCTATGGCTATTCAGTAAAAAGTATAATGACATTCAAATAAAAGCTGGCACAAGAGCTTCAAGATTAGCATATTACTATGGCGTAGATTTTGAGGTTGTAGATTCTCAAGATATTCCTGATGAATATTATCGTAAAGCTTTTGAGGGAAAGCCAGCAGATCAGGTTGTCCCTTACATAAGAGAACACAACAATATCGTAATGGAAGTTAACATAAAATTGGTAGCAATTAAAAATTATGATTGACCGAGATAAACTGAAATATGTTATTGAGCGGATTGTTGTCAACGATTATGACTATCCTCTCGCTTGCAAAGTGCTTGATATTTTTGCCGAGAACGCTGAATCAATTTCAGATTATGATGTTCTAGGTGAATTGAGCATACTAGCAAAACACGATGATTTGCGCCTTAAAGCTGCCAAATATGTTTATAGTCATTCTACAAATAGAGAGCAGTTAAGAAAATCTAGAGAAAATTTATATAAAATATATAACGCAATCAATCAACCAGAACAAGCACTATTTTATGTCGACCTAAATTTAAGACAAACTCCTAACGATACTGAAACTTTAATGTATAAGGCATTTAATACTTCTCTTCTTGGTAGAAGAGAAGAGGCTGAAAGCATTCTGATGAAAATTCAAACTGATGATCCAAAACAAGCAGAGTCTCTAGAGTATGCACTTTCTGGTCGACAAATAAGGAATGGAGAAACTGCTAAAGGTATTGGTAATTTTATCACTAAATTTAAGCCAAAAAATTCTTTATTTGAAGATCAACTGAAACTTAAGTTTTGGGATGGTGGTGTTTTTCCTGGAAGAACTATCGTTATAAATGGTGAGGGTGGAATTGGTGATGAAATTATTAATTTCAGATTCCTTGATTGGTTTAAAGATCATGGAATGCATCCAATTCTATACTCAAGCTGGTACAAATATAGACCTGACCTGACGAATTTATTTTCTCGCCACGGTCATGAGGTGGTCTCATATAATCGTTTCTTTAAGAAAGATTATCTATGGACGCACATGATGGCGCTTCCTGCGTATATGGGTTTAAGTGAGAATCAATTATGGAAAGGACCATATCTAAAACCATTAAGGCAAGAAAAAAATAGACTTAATGATACAAAATTTAAAATTGGATTTAAGTGTAATGGTAATCCATATTTCGATCAAGATGTTTATAGAAAAATACCTATAGAAGAAATGCTGGCTGTGATGCCTGAGAACGTCTCATTATATTATTTTGACAAAGAAAAGACTCACCCAGGATGCATCAACTTAAACGATAAGTTAGATAGTTGGGAGGACACTCTTGATTACATTGATCAAATGGATATTATTGTCAGCTCTTGCACTAGTTTGGTACACGCTGCTGGTGCACTTGGAAAGAGAACGATAGTGATAGCACCCATTGCAGAATATTACACATGGACTTCTACAAGAAAAGATGAGTCTACTCCATGGTATGGTGATAATTTTACTGTGCTGAAACAAAAAAAACCAAGAGACTGGAGCGAACCTTTATGGCGAGCGAGAGAACTTATTGATATTGAGATGAAAAAATGAATATTGAATGTTGGTTTCCCACTCCAATTTTGATTCATCAAATTGATGGAAATAAAAGAGAAGCTATTTCATCAAAGGTAGATTCTTGGTCTACTCCCGAAAATATTGCAAAGTATTTGATAGTCAGTCCAGAAGAGAATTTAAAAACTTCATATCACGCTACACATAATATCATAGAAATTTGCGATCTTTTAGAACTTTACAATGAGATAATTTATTGTACGAATTATTTCTGTCAGGCGATGGGGCTAAACTATAGAGGTTCATACACCATACATTCATGGATAAACTTCTTCGAGAAAGGTCAAACTGAAAACCAGCATACACATTATGGGAGTTTTCTTTCTGGGTGCTATTATGTGAGCGCACCAAAAGGATCAGGAAATATAGTATTCCCTGATGCGACAGCTGAGAGAGATATGTGGAAAGGAATTTATCTGAAAAATAAAAAAGAAGAAAATCCTCTTAATTCTACTTCCGTGGGCTATGAACCCATTCCAGGAAAAATAATAATGTTCCAATCTTGGATGCCACATAGTGTCAATAAAAATAATTCTGATGACACTAGAATATCAATAGCGTTTAATGTGAATCTTAATGATTGATTTATTAATCGTCATGCAAGCGCATGCAAAAAACAACACGAACCATAAAGATAGTTCTCGCTATGTAAATGCATCAAAAGTAGAGATATCAAAAAGAAGCTTTCTATCTTTGGTAAATTCAGTTCAATATTGCCTCGACAATAAGCAGGCACCGATAACCATCAAGCTCATTGTTTTAGACGATAGATCTGAAACTGAGTTTACATCATTGGTGTCAGAAACAAGTAAATCTCAAAAGTTTACGATCGAGATTATAAACTCAGAAACTCCTGGATTGATGCAAAATATTTTAAAGCAATATCAAATTGGAAAAGAAAAAGGAAAAGATCTAGTCTATTTTGTTCAAGATGATTATTTGTATTTCGATAGTGCTATCTGGGAGCTTGTAGATTCTTATTACAGGTTTGCGAATCTAACTCAAATGGAAGTGTGTCTGTTTCCATATGATGATCCATATCGATATGGGAATCAATATTTGAAATACCCCACAAAAGTTGTTTTGGGCTCAAAGCGTCATTGGAGAACTGCATACCATACAGCTTCTTGTTTTTTAGTCAGTCATAAAACTATCGTCGAGAACTGGGATCTATTTGATGCAATGGGTAGATCTGTGTATGATGAAACTTGCGAGGATAGATCTATTAATAGACTTTTTCAAAATATGGAAAGTTACCCAATAAGAGAAATTAAACACTTGCTATTTACCCCAATACCAAGTTTAGCTTTACATCTCCAAGATGATTCAACTAGAGATCCATACCTTAACTGGAGAGCTTTGTGGGATAAATTTAGTTCTCATCAAGCCATTGAGAAACAGTCTTAAATGTATGTGGGAATACTTGTTTTGCTTTTGTGGACTTTTGGTATTTACCAACTAAATGGTTCGGAAAAGGTATGACCTTTATAGTTCCACCATATCTTTGTTGAATAGAATTTGCAACATCGCAAAATGAGACTGGGTTACTTGTTCCCAAATCATAGATTCCAGAAGCTAATTTATTGTCTACCATAATATCGACAAGATCTTCCACGCAAATAAAATCTCTATAGTACGACTCAGAGTCTTCAAATATGGAAATTGTTCCGCGTTCTTTTACTTCTTTACGAAACTTAGATACAGGGCTTGCCTGATTGCCTTTGTGTTCTTCACCGTTACCATATACATTGAAGAATCTCAACCCTTGGATATGATTAAACCGATGCATATTGTCTTCTACCCACAAGTCGATGCTTGCTTTTGACATAGCATAATGATTTAATGGATTAATAGACCCATAAGTATTTCCATATACAGAGGCTGAAGAAGCATAACGAATTGGAATTTGATATTCAATAGCCTTCTCAAAAAGTTGTAATGAGAAGTCTATGTTATACTTGTATATCTTTGCAATGTCTGTGCAAGTGGTGTCGCTTATCGCACCAAGATGGTATATAAATTTTACTTTTGACCAATCTTTAAAATTTTGCAAGAACTCAAAACAATCATTTTGCTCTACTGCAAAAATATCTGATATGCGATCACAGATATGAGACCCAATAAATCCCATATATCCAGTTACTATGTTCATACTGGGAAAAACGCCTTATCGCTGATTGCCTTATCATCTACCCAAACGTCATATACAGGCTTCTTCATTCGCAACTCATGGTACTTGCAACCCCAAGCATCTAATTGTTGTTTAGTTAGTTCGCTCCAATCTATGCCACTATTCCCACCTCTTGCAGTCCAGTAGATGATAGTATGCCCCTCGTCGTACAACTTATTCACATACTCAATTCTAACTGAGTATGCGGAAGCACTCTTATACATTCCACCACTACTATTGCAGATAGTGCCGTCGATATCTACCATGTAAATCATTTTTGGGAATCTCCAGGCATAACTCTGTAATTATCTTCAACCGTATCTTTGGTTGAGACTTCCATAATTGAACCAGCCTTAAAGCAGATTAATTTATGGGGAAATAGCTGTTCATTTTCCCAAACATCTCCTGGAAACAGGCTTTGAACATGCCACTTTGCGTCGTTGGTATCGATCCACTGGACTTCAAATTCACCAGACATTACATACCAAGTTTCATGTTTTTTGGCGTGGAAGTGCATCGAGAAAGACTTACCTTCTTCGAAGTGGAGAATTTTACCGCAATAAAGGTCATTGCTAACCCAAATTTGCTCGTGTCCCCAACCTTTAGCCACAATATTTGCCGATTTCAATAACATTATAAAACCCTCGATAGCATAAATTCATCTATATATATGATACCGTATTCCTACAAAAAAGTCAATATATTTAATTACCTAAATACAATTATTACCCATTTCAGGAATTAAAAATGGCAATACCTAATAGCCGTTCTACCTTTAAAGATTACTGCTTGAGAAAGCTCGGGTTCCCTGTAGTAGAAATGAATCTCGACGACGATCAGGTAGAAGATCGTATTGATGAGGCGTTAGACCTCTTTCGAACATTTAACTTTGATTCCATGGAAAAAACTTATCTAAAACACTTAGTTACAGATGGTGATATTGCTAATAATTATATTTCAGTTTCTGATGATGTTATCGGAATCAATAAAATTTTTACTCTCTCGGCAACACAAGTTGGTCCTGGAGGAAGCTTAAGTTTCAATATGTTTGACTTAACATATCAGTTAAGATTAAATGAATTGTATGACTTCACTTCTGCTGATTACGTCTATTTCTCATTAGCGAATCAGCATCTAAGGACAATGGAAATGTTGTTTATTGGCGAAGTTCCAATTCGCTTCAATAAACATGCGGGTAAGTTATACCTAGATTCTCCATGGAAAAGAAAGCTCACTGCTGGTCAATATTTTATTGCTGAGTGTTATGTTGTTCTTCCTGAGAGCAATACAAAATTATGGAATGATGTTTGGCTAAAACGATATGGGACTGCACTAATTAAGCAGCAGTGGGGAAGCAATCTTAAGAAGTTTGCTGGCGTTCAACTTCCTGGTGGTATTGTTCTTAATGGTCAGCAAATTTATGATGAGGCGACCAAAGAATGTGCAGATCTAGAGGTAGAATTGAGAGATATGTACGAAGAACCCCCGATGTTTGAAGTGGGCTAGCGCATGCCAGTATCAGTGTATTTTAACAATTATGGTGCTAAGGGTGAACAACGCCTTTACGAAGATCTCATCAATGAGACAATTAAACAGTGGGGGATAGATTGTTATTATCTACCGAGATCTTCTGAGTCTTCAATCGACTTAATTTTTGGTGATGATCCAACAAAGAAATTTAGCCAATCTTATCCTGTAGAAGTTTATGTTAAAAACGTAGACAGTTTTGAAGGTAATGAATTGTTTAGTAAATTTGGTTTAGAAATTCAGCATCAAATGAGATTCATGATGACCACAAGGTCATTTAAGAGCAGAGTTCCTTCCACATATGGTAGACCAAGAGAAGGTGATCTTGTTTGGCTTCCCAATTTTCAAGCTTTGTTTGAAATTAAATTTGTAAACCAACAACACTTTTTCTATGCTTTCGGAAACCAAAATTTCTATGGCTTTGAATTAATATGCGAAAGATTCCGATATAGTAATGAAAGATTTGATTCTGGTATTACAGAAGTTCAAGATGCAATTAATACTGTCGCTACAACATATAGCTTTATTTTAAATAATAATTCAACTTATGCTAATGCGACATATATTTTAAATGAAACTGTCTATCAGGGAGCAAATGCAAATGTCGCTACTGCTACTGCTTCTGTTGTTACATGGGATAGACCTGCATTGACATTAGAACTTAAAGATATCAAGGGTGTATTTTTAGCGAATACTAGAATTGTTGGAATTTATTCCGGTACTGATTATTCATTGAATAGAGTAGATCTACTCAACAATACAAATAATTTCCTTGATAATAATAGAGAATTGGGCGTTACTGATGGAATACTAGATTTCTCAGAAACTAATCCGTTTGGTGAACCGACTGTTGTAGCAGATAATTCTGCTGACATGATTCAGTATAGTGTCGATTCCACCCCAATATCAGTAGATGAGATTTAAAAATGGCTAGACTTACAATTAATCTTGGTGTCACTCCTAATGACGGCAAGGGCGATAAATTAAGAGATGCTTTTGTAAAGGTCAATAGCAATTTCTCAGAATTATATGATATGCGTGGCGTGCAGGGTGCTCAAGGAGCACAAGGTCGTCAAGGTGTCCAAGGCGCTGTTGGTGTTCAGGGTGTTCAGGGCGCACAAGGTGTTCAAGGTGCTGTTGGCGCTCAAGGTGCTACTGGCGTACAAGGCGCTGTTGGTGTTCAGGGTGCTGTTGGCTCACAAGGTGCTACTGGCGCACAAGGCGCTGTTGGTGTTCAGGGTGCTGTTGGCTCACAAGGTGCTACTGGCGCACAAGGCGCACAAGGTGCTGTTGGCGCTCAAGGTGCTTTTGGTGTTCAAGGATCTCAAGGTGTTCCATGGGGATTAAAAGTCGTTGATTATGCAGATGGAACCTCAATTACAATTAATGCCAACACAACAGAACTAGCGACACACACTAATACACAAGCTACTGGAACATTAACAATAAATGCGCCGACGGGCACATTATCAAATGGCCAAAAACTCATGATAAGATTACAATCAACCAATGTGCAAACATTCTCCTGGAATTCTGTGTTCATAGGTTCAACGGATCTTACGTTACCATCTGTGTCTAGCGGCAGCAGTAAACGCGATTACATAGGCTTTATTTACAATTCTACTGCTGCAAAATGGGAATTAATTGCAGCAGTATTTGGGTTTTAGTTTTCTACGTTATAGGCTAAACAATGTTAAGTAAGAACCATTTCTATCATCGAACAATACGAAAGACAGTAATTTCTTTCGGCACAATATTTAAAGATATTGAATTGTTCAAGTACACGAAAGACTCCTTTGAGGAAGTCAGTCGTACTACAGTGCCGCTTTCATATGATGCTAAAGAAAATTTCTTAACGAGACTTTTGGGCAATCCAGATTTACATAATCCAACCCAAATAACTCTACCTAGAATGTCTTTTAAGATGGTAGGAATAAGTTACGATCCTTCTAGAAAACTATCTTCTTTTACAAGCAGTTTCCACTCTGTTGCTGGTTCAAATAGCACTCAATATCAGCAATATGCTGGAACTCCATACGATTTACAATTTGAGCTGTACCTCTATGTTCGTAACGTTGAAGATGGAACTCAAATTGTAGAACAAATTCTACCTTTCTTTAATCCTGACTATACGTTAACAATGAATTATGTTGATGAGTTGAATATTCAAAGAGACATTCCTATTATTTTAGAAAGTGTTTCTGAGGATACAACCTATGAAGGAGCAGAAGAAACTACTAGAGTTATAGTGTGGACTTTAACATTTAAAGTTAAAACCTATTTCTTTGGTCCAGTAAATACTGCCAAGTTAATCAGAAAGTCTACTGCAAATGTATACTCAGATACAAAGACTTCTTCAGATGTCATAGAATTGAATCTTGCTTCAGGCAATGGAACCTATAGACTCGGTGAAACTGTTTATGTTGGCGAAACGACTCAAGCTTCTTCAGTGACAGCTGACGTTCTAGCTTGGAATACTTCTACCAAAATATTAAAGGTCACCAATACTATTGGTAAATTTACTGCAAACAGTAATGTTATTGGCACGATAAGTAATACGAAACGTAACATTAATAGCGTTCTTCCTGTTTCACAACAGCTTGTTTACATAAGCGTTACACCGAAACCTCCAACGGCTAACGCAAGTGATGATTTTGGATATACAGAAGTAATTTATGAATCACCAAACATACCATGAAGATCCACTAGCTGAAGTATTTGATGTAGAGCCAATTCCTGTAACCACAGTAACTGTTTCAGAATCTAACACTTTTCCTATTGCTGAAACAATTGTATCTCCTGAGGCTCAAAGAGATTTTGAATATGTCAGGCAAAATCTTTATGGGCTTATAGAGAAAGGCAGTGATGCTGTCGATAAAGCATTAGATGTCGCTACAGAATCTCAACACCCAAGAGCTTTTGAAGTTGCTGGAAATCTTATTAAGAACATCGCAGACCTAACTGATAAGCTTGTTGCTTTACAAAAAACAAAAGCAGCTATAGAAGTTGCTACTGGTAAGTCAACTTCAGTTACAGAAGTTAATGTTGATAAAGCTGTGTTCATAGGTTCTACTGCTGAATTATTGAAGGCGCTGAAGAAGTACGATGCTCAATAACGAAAGACCTAATAAGAAAGATATTTACCTAAACAATCCTAAACTTAAAAAAGTTGGGGTTTCTGTTTCTATTACAGAGGAACAATTAGAGGAATATGTTAAGTGTAAAAACGATCCCGTATATTTTATTCAAAACTATGTCAAGATCGTTACACTCGATCGCGGTTTCGTTAAGATCGACCTCTATCCATTCCAAGAACAAACTATCAGAGACATTCAAGATAATCGTTTCGTAGTAATGAAGGCTGGTCGTCAGGTCGGTAAAACTACCACTGTGGTTGGATATATTGTTTGGTACATTCTTTTTGAGGAAGATAAGCTCATTGCTCTTCTTGCTAACAAGGCTAAGACATCTCGTGAAATTCTTAATAGAATTAAACTTGCTTATGAGTCTTTACCTCTATGGTTACAGCAAGGTGTTAGTGGTTGGAACAAAGGTGACATCGAACTAGAAAATAAGTGCCGCATTTTAGCTGACTCTACTGCATCATCTGCTGCTCGTGGTTACTCAATTAACTTCCTGTATCTCGACGAATTTGCGTTCGTTCCAAACAACGTAGCAGAAGAATTCTTTACCTCAGTTTATCCCACGATTTCTTCTGGTAAAACCTCTAAGGTATTAATTTCATCTACTCCTAATGGTATGAACCACTTCTACCGAATCTGGAAAGAAGCCGAGGAAGAAGTTAACGGTTTCCATACAATTGAGGCTAACTGGCGTCAGGTTCCGGGAAGAACTGAAGAGTGGGCATTAGAACAAAAGCGTGTTCTTGGAGAACAAAAATTCTTGCAAGAAATGGAATGTACGTTCCTCGGTTCAGCAGGAACCCTCATTTCAGCTGGTGCTTTAGGAAATCTAGTTTTTGGTCGACCTTTGCGTTCTATTATGGAAGGCTTAGACGTATATGATGAGCCAGAGCCAAACCACTTTTATATCTCTACTGTCGACACTGCTCGAGGAGTCGGTCTAGACTATTCAGCATTTGTGATAGTTGACGTTACTGCCCAACCATTTAAAGTTGTGGCTAAATATAGAAGTAATGTGGTTTCTCCGCTCTTGTTCCCAAATATCATCGTACAAGCTGCGAGATACTACCACGATGCATATTTGCTAATTGAGAATAACGATATTGGTTCTCAAATCGCTATGGTCGTGCATAATGAATTAGAATACGAAAATATGTTCCACGGCGAAGAAAGTGGAAACGTAAAGTATAGAATGAATGGTCGTTTTAATCTTTCTCAGTTCGGAAAGACGAAACAGTTAGGCGTTAAGACGACTAAAAAAGTTAAACGTCAGGGATGTAATACCCTTAAAGATTTGATTGAGAATCAAAGACTTTTAATCCCAGATTTTAACATTATTGAAGAACTTTCTACTTTTGTTCTACTCCCGAGTGGGTATTATGGAGCCGAGGAAGGATCTCACGACGACTTAGCAATGTGTCTAGTTCTATTCTCTTGGTTGACAACTCAGCCTTATTTTAGAGATATGACTAACTTTGACATCCGAAAGAAGCTTTATGACGAGAAGATGCAACAAATGGAGGACGAATTACCTCCAATCCCTTTAATGAGTTCTGGCTTTGAGACCGATAACGGTCAAAAATACTTTAAAGATGGAGGCTTAATGTGGGAAAACATTGGAGAATCAAACTCTGACTTTAACTCTTATGCCAACGATTTTTTTAAGTATAATTAATGAAACAGGGCTTTTTATAAATATAAAAGAATATTACCTCCGCCTATAGTTAGGAGAAAACCATGGCATTTCAAGTATCACCAGGCATTAACGTCTCAGAAATTGACTTAACAGCTGGCATTCCCGCAGTATCTACATCAACTGGCGCTATTGCTGGCGAATTTAGATGGGGACCAGTCGAATTTTTGACCCCAGTTTCAAGCGAAGCTCAATTAGCTTCAAGATTTTACACACCAAACGATAGCACAGCTGCTCTATATCTAACGGCAACCAGCTTTCTCTCTTACTCAAGCGATCTCCTAGTTGTTCGTTCAACCGGAGCAGGTCTACTAAATGCTGTTGCTAATGCAAATAATTCATTACAGGCAACTGGAACATTAGTTAAAAATGAGGAAACATATTTTACTAATGAGTATACTGGAACAGCAAGCGCCAACACTTCGTTCGCTGCTCGCTATGCAGGTTCTCTAGGTAATTCTTTAAGGATTTCTATCTGCCCATCACCTAACGCTTTCGTCGGCAATACTGCAACAGGTGCTGCATACGTTCCTTGGGCATATGCATCTAACTTCCCTTCTGCCCCAAGCACATCACCATATGTTGCTGCACGTGGCGGTTCTGGTGACGAAATGCACATTATCGTTGTTGATGAAGATGGTTTGATCAGTGGAGCTCCAGGAACTGTTCTAGAAAAATTCCCATTTGTATCGAAAGCTTCTGATGCTAGAACAGATGATGGTTCAAGCAACTATTATAAAGAAGTTCTGTGGAAAAATTCGAAGTATGTTTACTGGATGAATCACCCAACCAATAATGATGCAGTTGCAACAAATACTGTAAATTGGGGCGCTACTGCTAACAATACAGTATTTGGCGGAGCTTCTGTTGGTGCAAATAGCAATAACTTTACAGTATCGTTCACTGCTGGTGCTGACGGAACGGTTTCATCAGCTAATGTAGTAAATGCTTATGCTCAGTTCTCTAATCCAGAATATGTTGATGTTTCTCTAATCATGCAGGGAACTGGCGACGTTAATATTGCTACCGCGCTAATTTCAACTGCTGAATCAAGAAAAGACTGCGTTGTTTTACTATCACCTCCGTTAGATAAGGCTGATACATTAAGCAATATCACTAACTATAGAAATACAACTCTGAATGCTAGCTCTTCATATGCAATTATGGACTCTGGCTGGAAGTACATGTACGACAAGTACAACGACAAGTATCGTTGGGTTCCTCTAAATGGTGACATTGCTGGTCTATGCGCTCGCACTGATAGCCAAAGAGATCCATGGTTCTCTCCTGCAGGTTATCAACGTGGTGTAATTAAGAACGTTGTCAAGTTGAAGTTTAACCCAAGCAAGACAGATCGCGACACCCTATATAAGGCTGGTATCAATCCAGTTGTTGCGTTCCCAGGCGAAGGTACTGTACTATTCGGTGACAAGACCTTGCTATCAAGAACTTCTGCTTTCGATCGTATTAATGTACGTCGCTTGTTTATTGTTCTTGAGAAGGCAATTTCTCGTGCTGCTAAGGCAAGCCTCTTCGAGTTCAATGATGAGTTTACAAGAGCTCAGTTTGTAAGTTTGGTTGAGCCATTCCTAAGAACTGTACAGGGTCGTCGTGGAATCTATGATTTCCGCGTAGTTTGCGACACAACAAACAATACTCCTGACTTAATTGATCGCAATGAGTTTGTCGGTGATATTTACATTAAGCCAGCAAGAAGCATCAACTATATCCAGTTGAACTTTGTTGCTGTAAGAACGGGTGTTTCGTTTGATGAAGTTGTTGGTAAGTTCTAATAAATACCTTTAAGAACTCTAGGAGAGTCAAATGGCTTTTAATGTAAATCAATTTAGACAACAACTTATTGGTGACGGTGCACGTCCTAATCTGTTTGAAGTTCGTATGAACGTTCCAGGTTATGCAAAGACAAATGGAGTAGATCGTAAGATCTCCTTCATGTGTAACTCTGCTCAGCTACCTGGCTCAACAGTAGGAATTGCACCAACATACTACTTCGGTCGTGAAGTAAAGGTTGCTGGCAATAGACAATATCCAGACTGGACAATCAACGTAATTAACGACGAAGATTTTACAGTACGCAATTCCATGGAGCGTTGGATTAATGGTCTATCAGATCCTGTTGCTAACATTCGTGCTGCTTCAGCAGGAACTGTTGACAATGGATATGGCGCTGATGCTACTGTAATTCAATACGGCAAGAAGGGAGATGTTCTAAAGACTTATAAGTTTGTTGGAATGTTCCCAGTAGATGTATCACCAATCGAAGTTAACTGGAGTGCAAACGATCAGATTGAAGAATTCTCAATCACCTTTGCATATCAGTACTGGACATCAGCAGAGAACAATAGCACAGCTGGTAATGTGTTATCTGCTCTCGGCGAAGTTCTTGGCACTTAATTGACTTGTTGGGGGGAGCTATTTTGTTCCCCCCATTTTTGATATGAGGAAAACATGGCACTAAAATTCTTCGGCTTTGAACTAGTCCGCAATTCACAAAAGTCTGATGAGCAAGAGCAGCTTCCATCAGTCGTCACTCCACAAACTGAAGATGGCTCCATCAATATTCAGTCTGGTTCCCATTATGGCATTTATGTCGATCTTGATGGAACCTATCGTTCAGAAGTAGACTTAATTACCAAATATAGAACAATGGCAATGCAGCCTGAAATTGAGTCTGCAATTGAAGATATTATTAATGAATCAATTGTCCACGATACTCGTGGTGAAACAGTTAAGATTGTTCTAGATGAATTACAACAACCAGATAAAATCAAGAAAATGATTCGCGATGAGTTCAAGGAAGTTATGAGGCTCCTTGACTTTGGAAACTTTGGCTCAGATATTTTCCGTCGTTGGTATGTTGATGGTAGACTATATTACAATATAGTTATCGATCCAGACAATCCAAGAGCTGGTATTATGCAGCTCATCTATGTCGACCCAAGACGTATTCGTAAGATTCGCCATATCAAGAAGAAAAAAGAAAATGGTATGGAGATGGTAGACAAGATTGAGACGTTCTATCTTTACAACGAAAAAGTTGTTAATAATAACGTACAGTCACCACAAATTCTAGGCAGCTATGCTGGTGGAACTAAATTAACAGATGACTCTGTTGTTTATATTTCATCGGGTCTATTTGACCCAGCCAAGTCTACAGTTCTTTCTTACATTCATAAAGCAATTCGCCCAATGAATCAATTGAGATTCGTTGAAGACGCTACTGTAATCTATCGTGTTTCGCGTGCACCAGAACGTCGTGTGTTCTATGTTGACGTTGGCAATATGCCTCGTCAAAAAGCAGAGCAGTATCTTCGCGATACAATGACAAAGTTCCGTAACAAATTAACATATGACTCAGTAACAGGTGAAATTCGTGATGACCGTCGTCAACTTTCTATGCTTGAAGATTTCTGGATGCCTCGACGTGGTGAAGGTAAGTCTACTGAAATTACTACGCTTCCTGCTGGACAAAATCTTGGTCAGATGGATGATGTAAAATACTTTGAGCAAAAGCTTTACAAGGCATTAAATGTGCCTGTGTCAAGACTCGAGCAACAACAAGGATTTAGCCTTGGTCGTTCGAATGAAATTACAAGAGATGAATTAAAGTTTGACAAGTTCATCGACAAGTTGCGTGCTCGTTTTTCTGTTATGTTTGATGAGCTAATGTCTCGTCAACTAGCACTAAAGGGTATTTGCACTCTTGATGAGTGGCAGCAATTTAAGCAATACATTCATTATGACTTCATCAAAGACAATAACTTTGTTGAGTTGAAGGAAGCTGAACTAATTCAAAATAGAGTTAACACTCTAAATGTGATTCAACCATATATCGGACAGTACTTCTCCAAGCAGTGGGTATTACAAAATGTTCTTCAGTTGAATGAAGAAGAAGTTCAGATTATGCAAGAACAGATAGAGAAAGAAGCAGAAGAAGAGGCTGAGAAGCAAGCTGAAATGCAACAGCAGCAAGGTGACCAACCTCAAGAAGATAATCCTGATGATACATCAGCAAATACACCATCATCTGGTGGACCTAAACAACCAGATGATATAAATAAAAAAGTTGCCCAACTTATTAAAGGTAATCAATAATGAACAGATTTACTGACCTAGCACTAGACAAAAATGCTCTCGATTTCCAGGATCTTTTCCAGGAAGTTCTTTCCCAAAAAGTTTCTGATGCACTAGATGCTAAGAAAGTTGAAATTGCTGCGACAATGTTCGAAGATCCAGCAATTGCTGAAGAAAAGATTGAGATGACTCGCGGTGGTCGCGCAACTGGCGCTGCTATTGCTGACATCGTTGCTAAGAATAATGCTCGCCTTGCCAAGAAAAAGGCAGACAGAGCAAAGCATCTAAGAAAGAAAGAAAAGTATGACGGTGGAGTTAAGGAAGAAGTCGAGCTTGATGAGGGTATGGTAGACCATATTGCTAAGGTTCATGTTCATGGATCTAATGTAACTCTTCACATGCATAATGGTAAGAAGTCAACACAAAAGCACCCTTCTCCAGAAGCTGCGTTAAAAGATGGTAAATCTTGGCACAAGGCTACAGGTCGCGAAGCTAAGTTGGTCGTATCGGAATAAATGAAATCTTTTAAGGAAATCAGAGGAACGCTGCTCGAGGCTGAGTACGTCAAGCTGCCAGACCCTCCACCTGTTGTTGTCTTACGACGCATAGGAATTCGCATGTTTCCAACAGGCGAAAGAATTGCATTGTATCGCAACAGCAAGCTCAATCTTGATGTTAGCGTTCCTTATTTTCCTGGAAAGGTTGGTAATATAAAAGTTCCACTTGCTGTTATGAAAGAGGAAATTGAATTGCCTCTTGACACCATCAATGAAACTATTATGAAAAGGTTATTAAAGATTGTTCGTACTGGACAACCTGACAATGTTGAATTTGGAAATGGTACAACTGCGCAAGTGCAGCCAGCTGTGGCAGCAAGACTAGTTAATTTGACAAAGCAATTACATTTTACAAACAGGGTTAAGTTTACAAGATATGTGAGCGGTAATCCACAAGATTTTAAAACAGCTGTTGATTTTACAACAGCTAATCAATAAAGGGTATAGAAAATGGCTGTAAATTCACCAGAAGTAGTTACTGTATTTGATACTGCATTTCAAACAGCAATTAAAGTCACAGGATATTATGATGCTGCAGTCACTACTACGAATGCACTTCTTCTAAATCCTAAAACTCTTGCTTTCGCAAACACTCAACAAACATGTTTAGTCGCTTTAGCTGGGGCTGAGTTTTCAGTAAGTGCTAATGGATATATTCAGTTAGCTTGGGAAGGAGCTTCTGCTAATACTCCAATCTATACAATTGGTAGAACACAAGCAGGTACATTAAGCGCCGCTGTGTTTAATACTGCAGCCAGTCCAACCGGAAATCTTGTATTGAGACAGATGGGGTTAGTTCCTCTAGATTCTTATTCAATGGTACTAACTTTCACCAAGGTTGCAGGTTTTGCTAATGGTATGAGTGCATATTCTGCTGCTGGTGGCGCTGCAGGCTAATGAAAACATTTAAGGCTTTTCTTTCTGAGAATACTAAAGCGCCAAAGAAAGCTGGTGCTAGAGTTATGCGCATTGCGCGTCGTATTCGCAGAAATCCTAAAGGGCAAATTGTTGTTCAAAGAAATAAAAGGGTTCGTAACAAAAAAATTAAAGGTTACAAACTAGTTGGTACACAATTAAGAAGAATGACTGCTCAAGAAATTAGAGCAAGATCAAAGAAGAATCCTAATCGTAGAATGGGATTTCGTAGAGCAAAAACAAAGTCTGCGCAAAGACTTAGAAGATGGAAACAGAGTAATGCGCGCAGAGAGGGATGGGGTTAAAGGATAACTATAATGAAGCTAATTACAGAAACATTAGAAGAAGTAAAATATCTTACCGAAGAAAGTAATGGTGTAAAGAGCCTTTACATTCAAGGTCCATTCCTTGTTGCTGAGACAAAAAATCGTAACGGAAGAATTTACGAAACTCATATTATGAAACGTGAGGTTGGTCGCTATACTGAAGAGTATGTTGACAAAAACCGCGCATTTGGTGAATTGGGGCATCCAGACGGTCCATCTATCAACCTAGATAGAGTGTCACATTTAATTACAAACCTTACACAAGAAGGAAATGTCTGGATTGGTAAGGCAAAGATTTTAGAAACGCCAATGGGTAAGATTGCCAAGAGCCTTATTGAAGGTGGTGGTTCTGTTGGAGTTTCATCAAGAGGCATGGGATCTCTTGTAAACAAGAATGGTGTTAATTACGTTCAACCAGATTTTTATCTAGCCACAGCGGCAGATATTGTGGCTGATCCTTCAGCTCCAGGTGCTTTTGTTAATGGTATTATGGAAAACAAAGAGTGGGTATGGGATAATGGTTTAATCAAAGAAGCAGAAATTGCTTCAATGAAAGAAGTTATCGTTCGTGCAAAACAAAAGCAGTTGGAAGAAATTAAGCTACGTCAATTTGAGAGCTTTCTCTCAAAACTTTAATTTTATAAATAAGATACAATCATAGGAGTTTACTCATGACAGTTCGCACACTAGCAGAAGCTGCCGCTGAAGTTCTAGCAAGATCAAAGAGCTCATCGCCAGCAGAACCAATGAAGAATTTACAAGGCGCAAATTTTGTCGACCTTGGTGGTTCAACATTACAGGATCCAAATGGTAATATGGATATTGGCGCAAGAGCTGCCGCATTAGTCGGTAGAGCTGCTGCTCCAGGCAAGCCAGCACCAATTGGTCAGGAAGGCATGAAGAAGCTTTCTCCACAGCCACAAAATTCTGTTAAGGCACTAGCTAACCCAGAAGATATTCAAGGCAATACAGAAACTCCATTAATGTCTCCAAACATTCATGGCAGGGCAATTGCTGAAGAAGAATATGTTGATGAAGAAGATGTTCTTGCTGAAGATGATTCAGATGACGTTGAAGATGTAGAAGACTTTTCTGATGAAGATGATTCAGAAGAGCAAGAAGAGCTTTCAGAAGAAGAACTTGCTGAAATCCGCGAGGCTAAGTATGCTCTTGTAAGAGAGAAGATGAGCCAAATGGGCGTTCAGGAAGATATCAACGCTCTCTTCAACGGCGAAGAACTATCAGAAGAGTTCCGCACAAAGGCTACAACAATCTTCGAAGGCGCAGTTATTGCTCGCGCTGTAACAGTTGTTGAAGAACTAGAAAAAGACATTCTAGAAGCTGCTGAGCAATCAGTAGAAGTAATCAAGCAAGAGCTCGAAGAGCAGGTTGATTCCTACCTCAACTATATGGTTGAGCAGTGGGTACAAGACAACGAAGTTGCAATCAGCTCGGGTCTAAAGAATGAAATTACAGAAGAATTCATTGAAGGTCTAAAGAATCTATTTGCTGAACATAATATTAATGTTCCAGAAGAACAAGTAGATGTAATGGAAGAAATGGCTGCAGAAATTGCTGCCCTAAACGACAAGCTAAATGAAGCCATCAATGACAACATTGAGCTTGCCCAGGCAGTTACAGAAGCAGCTAAGTCTGAAATCGTATCATCAGTTTGCGAGGGTCTCACCGCCACTCAAGCTGAAAAAGTAAAGACACTCGCAGAGGGTGTAGAGTTCACCACAGAGGGTGAATATGCTGAGAAGGTCAAGATTATTCGTGAGAGCTATTTCACAAATAATTCATCTGACCAGTCAAAGGTGAAACAGGCTTCGAATCAAGTCGCGTTAACAGAAAGTGTTGAGCCTGTTCAAATTGCAGAGTCTAACTCTGTAATGGATCGTTATGTTCGCGCAATCTCTAGAACTCTACCAAACTAATTTTTTAGGAGAATTAAATGTATCTTTCAGAAGCAATTCAAAATAAGTGGGCGCCAGTCCTAGATCACCCAGATCTAGGTGCTATCACCGACCCATACAAGCGTTCAGTAACTGCAGTTGTGCTCGAGAATCAAGAGCGTGCACTTCGTGAAGAAGCTGGCATGTTGCACGAGACAACAATGGTTACTGGTGGTAGCAATCCGTCAGCTGGCTTTGGTAGTGCTGCAAGCTCACCAGTTGCTGGTTTTGATCCGATTCTAATCAGCCTAGTTCGTCGTTCACTACCCAACCTAATGGCATATGATATCTGCGGCGTTCAGCCAATGACTGGTCCTACTGGGCTAATCTTTGCAATGCGTAGCCAGTATGCTCCAACTTCAACAGGTAACGTTACACAGGGCGGCACTAATGAAGCTCTATATAACGAAGCCAATACTGCGTTCTCTGGTAACACAACTTTTATTGCTGGTGGCAACCCAGGTGGAACCCTAAGCAATAACCCTGGTCTAGCTGCATTTGCTGGTAACATGGCAAACGTTGCTGCTGGTATGTTGACCACAACAGGTGAAGATTTAACTGCTGCTTCAAACATGAACGCAATGGGGTTCTCAATTGAGAAGGTAACTGTAACAGCCAAGACACGTGCTCTACAAGCATCGTATACCCTTGAGCTCGCACAGGACCTTAAGGCTGTTCACGGTCTAGATGCAGAAACAGAACTAGCAAATATTCTTTCAACAGAAATTCTTGCTGAAATTAACCGTGAGGTTGTTCGTTCTGTATACGCGATCGCTAAGACTGGTGCTAATACTGCTAATACTCCAGGTCTATACAACCTTGGTACTTCTGGTCTTCTAACATCAGCAGTTGGCGTGCCAAACGCTGGTGACACAGATGGTCGTTGGGCTGTTGAAAAGTATAAGGGTCTAATGTTCCAGATCGAGCGCGAAGCTAACCGCATCGCTAAAGACACTCGTCGCGGCAAGGGTAATATCGTCATCTGCTCAACAGATGTCGCATCAGCCCTAGCAATGACTGGTCTTCTTGATTATCAGGGAGCTCTAACCAATGGCACAAACCTAACCGTTGACGACACTGGCAATACTTTTGCTGGTACTCTATTTGGTCGCGTTAAGGTTTATGTTGACCCATACTCGGTAGCTGGTACAGACTACGTTGTGGTTGGTTACAAGGGTAACGTCGCTTATGACGCTGGCTTGTTCTACTGCCCATACGTTCCTCTACAGATGGTTCGTGCAATTGATCCTAACACCTTCCAGCCTAAGATCGGCTTCAAGACACGTTATGGTCTAGTCATGAATCCATTCTCGGAAGGATCAACCGCTTCGTCTGGTGCACTATCTGCTAATAGCAATGTGTACTACCGCAAGTTCGGTGTTATCAACCTACGTTAATAGCGTAAACTAAAAACAATAACGAAAGTTAGAAGTTTAAGGGGGGCAGAAATGCCTCCCTTTTTTATTGCCTAAATAGTATACAAGGTTTTGGAAACTAAACATGCAACCATTAAATCAAAGTTTAGCGCAAAGCACTAAATTTACATTAATATTCTCTAGACTGCCATATGTTACATTCTTCTGTAGTGCGGTCAATCTTCCTGGCGTTTCAGCTGGAAGCACTCAACAGAGTACTCCATTCTCAGACCTTGCGGTTCCTGGAGATAAAATTGAATATGAGCCACTAGACATTTCATTCTTGGTTGATGAAGACTATCGCTCTTGGTTTACAGTTCATGATTGGATTCGCGGTATAACATTTCCAACATCATTCGAAGAATATAAGAACTTAAAGTTACAACAACCATCAAGCCCACAATCAATGTTGGCTAAAAATTCCGAAAAGCCTCAATATAGTGATGCAGTATTAACTCTATATACAAATAAGAACAATCCAAACATTCGAGTTAAATTTAGAGATTGTTTTCCTATAAGTCTTTCATCTATTCGGTATTCAACTCAGGATAATGCTGACGTAATTATTACTGGAGATGCGACATTTAAATTTGCCTATTATGATGTAGAAAGGGTATAATATAGATTATTTGTTTTTTATTGAGTAATATTATGAGAGCTATGCAAATTAACGAAATTCTCCAGATGTGGGAGAAAGACTCTGTGGTCGATCGAACTGACCCTAGTGCAGAAATTATTCGAATTCCTGTCTTACACTCTAAGTACGTTACCCAACTTACTGCGCATTCTCTTGCTGTAAAGTCTTGTGGTATTGAGTTTTCTAAGATAAAAAAGATTAAATGGGAATATTACACCGGAAAATTAAACGGTGATGATGAGATGCTCAAGAAGTACAACCTAGAACCATTCAGGTTTACTCTAAAAGGCGATGTTTCAACTTATCTTGAGTCAGATGAGGATCTTGCGAAAATTATCGCAAAGAGAGCTCTACACGAACAAGCTGTAGAAGTTTGTAATTTAATTTTGAAAGAACTTAATAACCGCACTTGGCAGCTTAAAGAGTTTATGGGATGGGAGAGATTCATAAGTGGACAACATTGATATTATAGTTAACAAAGTAAATGAGGTATTTGTTCAATTAGTTTGTGAAGACTCTGTGAAAGCAGAACTGAGTGATTACTTCTCATTCTTTGCTCCTAACTATCAATTTAGTCCCCTATACAAAAAGAAAATTTGGAACGGGAAGATATATCTTTTCAGCAAAAAGACAGCATACCTTTATGGTGGGTTAATTCGTTATCTCAAAGAGTTTGCTAAGGAACGAAATTTAAAAGTTGCTGTTGATTCTGCTGCGCAAAGCTTTGACAAATTTACTCTTGAAGAAGCAACTGAGTTTGCAAAGTCGCTAGACTTACATTCAAGAAATAAACCAATTCAACCACATGACTATCAGCTTACTGGTTTAATCAAAGCAATCAAGTATAAAAAGATACTGCTTCTTTCTCCGACTGCTTCTGGTAAGTCGCTTATCATTTATATGATAATGCGTCACTTGCTAAAAAATAAATGCAAAAGAGGATTACTAATTGTTCCAACTATCTCTCTAGTTGAGCAGATGTATGGTGACTTTAAAGATTATTCTTCAGTCAATAAATGGGATGTAGAAAAATATTGCCACAAGATTTATCAAGGACAAGATAAGTTCGCTAATGTTCCTCTAACTATTTCTACATGGCAATCTATACATGAATTACCCAAGAAATTCTTTGAGCAATTTGACTTTATAATTGGCGACGAAGCTCACAGCTTCAAAGCAAAGTCACTTTCATCCATCATGACCAAATCTACCAACGCTAAGTATAGATTAGGAACTACTGGTACTATAGATGACTCTGAAGTTCACAAGCTTGTTCTTGAGGGGCACTTTGGTCCAGCCTCTAGACTTGTAACTACCAAAGAACTTATTGATAAGAAACAATTATCAGACTTTGAAATTAAATGTCTTGTATTGAAGTATCCTGAACAACTATGTAAAATGGTTAAAGAAATGGACTTTCAACAAGAGATGGACTTTATTGTAACTAATGAATCGAGAAATAGGTTTATCACTAATCTTGCATTAGATCAAAAAGGTAACAGCCTAATTTTGTTTCAGTATGTTGAGAAGCACGGTAAAATTCTTCACAATATGATTGTGGAGAAAAACCAAAATCTTAATAGAAAGATCTTTTTTGTTTGTGGTCAAACTGAAGCAGAAGATCGAGAAAACGTTAGACATATTACTGAGAAAGAAAACGATGCTATCATCGTTGCCTCCTATGGTGTGTTCTCAACAGGCGTAAATATTCGTCGCCTACATAATATAGTATTCGCCTCTCCAAGTAAATCTAAAATTAGAAATTTACAGTCAATCGGTAGAGGTCTCCGTTTAGGAGAAGATAAAGACAAAGCAACGCTTTACGATATTTCTGATGACCTTCGAATTGGAAATTACACAAACTATACTATGAATCATTACGCTGAACGTGTAAAAATATATCATGCGGAGAAATTTAAAATCTCAACTTATAAGGTAGAAATAAAAAATGTCTGATACAAAAACAGAAGAAACTAAAGTTAAGTTTCTCAGACTCTCCAATGGAGAAGATATTATAGCTGTAATTAAAGGCTCTACTAGATCTTCTTTTTTGGTAGAAAATCCTATGCGTGTGATTGTTGACGCTGACTTAGATGCAGGTAAACAGACAATCTATATGCATAACTGGATGCCACAAGGCATCGCTAAAGACAATGGATGCAACCTCAATTTGAAAGATATTATCTTTACTGCCGAGGTTGAGGAAGATATTATAGACTACTATAAAGGTGTAGTCTTTGAAATGATTGAAGATCGGGGAACTTATAAGAGAACTGATAAAAAAGAAAAGGTTCTCTCTAATAATAATTCTAAGGTAATTACTTTCCCTGGATCTAAAAATAGTATAGAATAGTCTTTAAATAGAGTTATTCATAAAGCCCGACACAGTCTATTGTACCCACTTATCACCTGCAGGTCAAATAATTTATGGCAAAGAATCATTATGTAAACAACGCAGACTTTTTGAAAGCACTTATTCAATACAAAAAGGACTGCAGGAAAGCGAAACGTGAAGGCACAACCAAACCAAAGATCCCAGACTATGTGGGTAAATGCTTGATGCTAATCGCTGAAAATCTATCACACAAGCCCAATTTCATATCATATTCTTTTAGAGATGAAATGATTGCCGATGGCATTGAAAATTGTGTGATGTACTTTGATAACTTTGACCCAAAGAAATCCAAGAATCCATTCGCATATTTCACTCAAATTATTTACTTCGCTTTCATCCGTCGGATCCATAAGGAAAAGAAGCAGCTGTATGTAAAGTATAAGTCTACAGAGCAGATCGGTGTATTGGATGAGTATGAGCAATTCGAGCATGAAGAGAATGGTGGCTCAAGTAGGCAATTTGAAATGTATGATAATATCTCTGAGTTCATACAGAACTATGAGCAAACCAAAATGAATAAGAAGAAAAAAGTCAAGAAGTCGCTTGAACTATTGATAGATGAAGATGAGGTAGTGGTGCTTGACGTGGCGCTCGACGCTCAAGTATAAAAACATTTTGTATATCATTGAAAGATGAGGTATAATAAGAGCTCTCACTCAAGAGTACTCCTATGAAATTAGCACTTATAACAGACACACACTTCGGTGCTCGCGGCGATAATCCAGCATTTAATGAATTCTTTTTCAAGTTTTGGGAGAACACTTTCTTCCCTTACTTGCAAGAGAATAACATTACAACTGTTGTTCACCTTGGTGACATCGTAGACCGTAGACGTTTTATTAATTTCACTACGTTACATAACCTCCGCAAGCGATTTGTCTCTAGATTAAAAGAGATGAACATTGACTTCCATGTGATTGTGGGCAACCATGACGTCCCTTATCGTAACACCAATGAAGTGAATGCGATGGAAGAGTTATTTTCGTTACAAGATAACTTGAAGATTTATTCATCACCTAAAACTGTAACGTTTGATGGTACTGATATATCTCTTATTCCATGGATCAATCATACTAATATGAATGATATCTTAGAATACATAAAGCAATCACCAGCCCAAATTTGTTTTGGACACTTTGAAATTTCTGGCTTTGAAATGGATCGCGGTAATGTGTGTCATGAAGGTCTCTCGCGAGAGATGTTCGATAAGTTTGATATAGTTTATTCAGGACACTTTCATCATAAGTCTACTGATGGTCATGTTACATATTTGGGTAACACTTATGAAATGACTTGGGCAGACTATAACGATAAGCGCGGGTTTCATATATTCGATACAGCAACCCGTGAACTTGATTTCATTGAAAACCCTTATCGTATGTTCCACAAGGTTCTGTACGATGAGAAGCAGGAAACACTAGAAACAATCGCAAATAAAGACTATGAGCAATACAAAAACGCTATGGTAAAGGTGATTGTTGCGAGCAAATCAAATCCTGTATTGTATGATATGTTCTTAGACAACTTATATAAGGTCTCTCCTCTTGACCTCACAATCGTAGAAGATTTCACTGACTACTCAGAAATTTCTGATGACGACATCGTCGATCAATCTGATGATACTGTAACGCTATTGGACAAGTATATCGACGGCTTAGAGATTGACTTGGATAAGTCTAAGCTGAAGAATCAAATCCGTGAAATATATCTTGAAGCGCAAAATTTGGAAACTAAATGATTCAGTTCAAGACATTAAGGTTTAAAAACTTTCTTTCTACTGGTAATGTATTTACAGAGATTAAACTCGATAAGTCTCCTAATACATTGATTATTGGTATGAATGGTGCAGGTAAGTCCACTATGTTGGATGCACTCACCTTTGTTCTATTTGGTAAGCCATTTAGAAATATCAATAAGCCAACTCTTGTAAATTCAATCAATGCAAAAGATTGCGTTGCTGAAGTTGAATTCCGAACCCTGAATAGAAATTACAAAATTGTGAGAGGAATTAAACCAAATATATTTGAGATCTATTCTGATGGTGTATTGATAAATCAGGAAGCTGCTAGCAAGGATTATCAAGAAGTTTTAGAAGACCAAATCCTAAAGTTTAACTATAAAGCATTCACTCAAATTGTTATTCTTGGTAGCGCATCTTTTACTCCATTCATGCAGCTTTCTGCTTCTGATCGTAGAACTATTATTGAGGATCTACTGGACATCAATATCTTCTCTGCAATGAACGTTGTCGTGAAAGAAAAATCTAATGCAATTAAGCAGAGAGCCACAGAGCTTAAGCAGGAACTTGAATCTACTCTTCAGAAGATTGAGTTGCAAAAGAAGTTTATTGCTGATGCAAAAAAGAATAACGATGAACAAGTTCTAAAGAAAGAAACTGAATATGCTGAACAAGAAGCCCAAGTAACTAAGTTACAATCTGACGTTACGTTGGTTCAGCGTCATATTGATATCCTGATGAAGAAAGTTGAAGATGAATCTAAGGTTAAAGATAAGCAAAAGAAACTGAGTCAGCTTGAAGCTAAAATTGAAAACAATATTGGCAAGTTCAAAAAGGATATCGAGTTCTACACCAAGAATAGCACTTGCCCTTCTTGTGACCAAACTATTAATAACAAAGACGAAAAGGTTCACCAATGCAATTCTAAGATTGATGAATTGAATGATGGATTGGAAAAGCTCACTGATGAATACAATAAGGTTAGTGAACGGCTTACTGAAATTACTGCGATAAACAAGAAAATAATTAAGCATGGTAATGCTGTATCTGAAACTAATGCAAGTGTAACCCAAATACAAAAGTACATGAAGAAACTTTTAGCTGAAATTAAAGAACTTAAAGACAAGAAAGTTCTCAGCGATGATATGATGACTGTGTCAAAGGAACTAGTCGATAAACTAGAACAACTCAATAGTGAAAAAATTAAGCTTTCTGAAACTAAGACATACATAGATGTATCAGCTACCCTATTGAAAGATACTGGTATTAAGGCTAGGATTATTAAACAGTATCTTCCCATCATCAATAAGCTGGTCAATAAATATTTGGCTTCTATGGACTTCTTTGTTAACTTTGAAATTAATGAAGAGTTTAAAGAAACGATTAAATCAAGATTTAGAGATGAATTCAGCTATCAGAATTTTTCTGAAGGTGAAAAGATGAGAATTGACTTGGCTCTACTATTTACTTGGCGAGCGATTGCTAAGATGAAAAATAGTATGAATACCAACTTGTTAATTCTTGATGAAGTATTCGACAGTTCGCTAGATAATAGCGGTACTGAAGAGTTTATGAAACTGATTAATACATTGAATGAAACTAATGTCTTCGTTATTAGCCATAAGGGTGATATCCTAGTCGATAAGTTCCGCAGCGTAATTAAATTTGATAAGATTAAGAATTTTTCGAGGATCGTATAATGGGCACAAAGAAACTTAAATTTATTGATGGTAATATGGTTGAATATGAGATCTACGATCTTGTAGACAAATATGACGATATTCTACACAAACCAACTGAAGAATTTAATTTCTCCAACCCTCAGGTTAACCCGCATTATTTGGCATTCTCTTTAGTTGAAACTATGGCAAAAAAACAAGGAGTTGGATTATCTGCTAATCAAGTCGGATTACCATATCGTGTTTGTGTTCTTAATATGGGAGCAACTGCATATGTAATGTTTAATCCTAAAATTGTAAATCGTCTCGGTGTCTCTAATCTCAAAGAAGGCTGTCTTTCTTTTCCAGGACTATTTTTAAATATTCCCAGAGCAGAAGCAGTAACTGTTGAGTCTTTTGATTTTCAGGGAAACAAAGTGGTACAATCTTTTGATGGAATGGCAGCAGTTTGCATTCAGCACGAAATTGATCATTTAGATGGAATATTCTACACCAAGAAAGTTTCATCTCTAACATTAGAAAGAGAAAAGAAAAAAATTAAGAAAAACCTTAAGATTATGAAAAAGACAGTTGAAAAAGAAACACCCGTAAGTTATTGATTCTGTTCAAGTTTTTAGGGGTTGCTTTTCCAGCTAAGATATAGTACAATTGTCCTATAGAGTTGGTAAAGGAACCCAAATGGAAAATCTATTCGAACGTAAATCTACCCTCGCGAAATTGCTCGCGCAGGAAAATTTGTCAGTGGAGCATCGTAATGTTCCGACTGCGTATTTCGACCTCGAGACTCGCACGATCGTTCTCCCAAATTACAGAGAGATGGATTCTGACACTTATGACCTGATGACGGGTCATGAAGTTGGTCACGCATTTTACACTCCGGCAGAAGGTTGGCATTCTGCCGTCGAGAACAATAGGTCTCTCAAGTCTTATCTTAATGTCGTTGAAGATGCTCGCATCGAACGTAAGATCAAGGAAAAGTATCCTGGTCTGCGTCGTTCGTTCAATCTTGCATACAGAAAGCTCCATGAGCAAGATTTCTTCGGTCTTTCTGGAATCGACGTCAAGACTTTACGTCTCATTGACCGCATCAATATTTTCTACAAGTTGGGTGCGCACGTTACTGTGGGATTCAGCCCAGACGAACTGAAATTCGTCGATCGTATTAATGCTGCCCAAACTTGGGAAGATGTACATAACATCGCAACCGATTTGCACGCTCTGGCAAAAGAAGAGTGGCAGAAAAAGAAAAACGAGATGAAAGATAAGTCTCCTGAAGATGATGAATCTGACGAATTTGATAGTTGGAATAACAATGGTCAATATGATGAATTTGAAGATTCGGAAGAATCTGATGATTCTGATGACTCTGAAGACTCTGATAACTTTGACAATTCTTATGAATCTGAAGAAACTGACAACTCCGATAACTCCGACGACTCTGAAGAATCTGATGAATTTAAGGATTCTGATGAGGACGAAGATGAAGACGAAAAAGAATCAAAATTGAACTCTTTGGGAGAATCTGAAACTGATGATGACGATCTAACTTCTATTACCGATAATGCATTCCGAATGAATGAGAAAAATCTTATTGATGGTTCTATCCACAGCAAGACTGTTTTCGTTCCTCGCTTTAAACCACATACTGTCGTAAATTACAAGAAAGTGCATAGTGCGATCAAAAATCATATCGAAGATTTTGCCACTCATGATACCATTTACAGCTACATGAATGAGTATGTTCCTTCTGTATTAATCCATAATATGAGAAACGTCGCATATCGCGATTTTATTTCGCGCAGTGGACCTATGGTAAATTACATGGTTAAGGAATTTGAGATGCGCAAAAATGCGTCTCAGCTTTCTCGCGCAAAAGTTTCTAAGTCTGGTGAAGTCGATGTGGGTAAACTTTCTCGGTACTCGCTCGGTGCTGACATTTTCAAACGTGTTACCACTATCCAGCAGGGAAAGAATCACGGTCTTGTTCTATTCATCGACCTTTCTGGTTCTATGAGTGACATTCTTTTGAAGACTTTTGAGCAAGCAATTGCTCTTACCATGTTTTGCAAAAAAGTAAATATTCCATTTGATGTATATGGGTTCAGTAACAATCCTAAATCGGCTGTCGTATATGATGATGTTAGAGTCGCTCTTCGCAAGATTGTAATCGAGAAAGATGTTCTAGATCTTTCAGATGATTGTTTTCATCTGAAACATTATCTTAGCAGCAGCATGAATCAAAATGATTATCGCGAATCATGCATGAATTTAATTTACCTTGGTAAAGCTCAAAATATAGACTATACTGTTCGTGAGAGTGCTATTCCATGTTCTGAACAGCTACATGGAACTCCGCTCGATGAGGCAGTTGCTTCATCTATTGAAATTGTGAGTAACTTCAAAACGTCTAATCGTCTCGATATTGTAAATTGCATTTTCTTGACTGATGGTGAAGGTGTCACAACCCGTCAATATTTCTCTGACAATAAGGGAAGAAAAGAATATGTACATATTGACAAAAATAGTAAGTCTTCTTTTTATATCCAATATCCTGGAACGAATGTTCGCGTTCGTTATGAAGATAAGATGAAGAGTACCTATAGGTATGGTGATGACCGTTTCATATCTACTCGCGCTCTAATTGAAGTTGCCAAAAAGGTTACTGGAGCAAAGTATACTGGATATTACATTTGTCGTAAAACCGATATTCCGAATCTAGTATATCCTTATGAGTTTGTTGATCCTAGAACAAATCGTAATGAAACTGATGCTCAGAGGGATATTTTCCGTCAGCAGATGCGAAATCTTCGCAATAAAATTGCGGTTGACAATTTTATGTCTTGTGACAAATTTGGGTTTGATGAATATTTCTTTGTTGTGAACGATAGTCTTGAAATTAAAGATGAGAAGATTGTTGTTCCCGAAGATGCGACCAAGAGCAAGTTGGCCAAAGCATTCATGGCTTCCGTCAAAAACCGCAACATTCAGCGAATGTTCTTAAGTCGGTTCATGCAAAACATAGCTGCGTAAGTTATTGATTCTATTAGGGTTTTTAAGGCTTGCCTTTTTAGCCCTAATAGAGTACAATATTCTTATAGGTTGAAATATTATGTTATTAAATGTGAGGGTGAAATAATTTATGCCGAAACTTTCTTATAATGCTGAACAGCAGAATCAGTTTTTGACCGAAATCTCTAGCCACTACGGCACTGAAGTTTTGGACAATAACCAGATTCGTTCTTATGTTGAAAACACTGGTTCAGCTTTCCCATACTTCATCTATCGTGACGCCAACCGAAAGGTTGCTCGTGGTAAGTATAGTGTTGCGATGTCAGTGGTTGCCGCATTCAAGCCCATGACACCCTTTCCTCCGATGAAGAAAGTCAGCAGGGCAGAGGCACCTGCTCCTGTGGTTATTGAACAGGCTCGCACTGTTATCTCTGGTGGTCCCACTTCCATGCAGGCAGATATTTCCTGCACGGTTCCTGACCGCGATCCCACTTATGTGCCGTTTGGCAACTATTCTGACATTGAAAAGATTATCTCTTCCAAGATTTTCTTCCCAGTTTATGTAACTGGTATGTCGGGTAATGGTAAGACGATGTCCATCGTTCAGGCATGCGCAAAGCTGAAGCGTCAAATTTTGCGCATCAATGTCACCGAAGAAACTGACGAACTCGACTTGCTTGGTGGTACTGAGCTGGTGAATGGCAATACGGTTTACCGCGAAGGTGCAGTCATTCTTGCAATGCGTACTGGTTCGGTTCTTCTTATCGACGAAGGTGACTTGAATAATACTAAGATTCTTTGTTTGATGCCGATCCTTGAAGGTAAGCCATATCTTAATAAGAAGACTGGTGAAATGGTTCATCCTGCTGAAGGTTTCAATATCTTCATCACTGGTAACACCAAGGGTAAGGGTAGTGACGATGGTCGTTTCGTCGGCACCAAGGTTATGAACGAAGCGTTCCTTGAGCGTTTCAGTATTACGATGGAACAAGAGTATCCTACTTCTGCGATTGAAAAGAAAATCGTCATGAAGAACATGGAACAGCTCGGGTGCCTTGATGATGGTTTTGCGACTCATCTTTGCACCTGGGCTGAAATTATCCGTAAAGCATTCGTCGATGGCTCTATTAATGAGCTAATTTCAACTCGTCGTCTTGTTCATATTATTAAGACGTTTTCTATCTTCCAGGATCGTAAGAAAGCGATCGAGCTTTGCTTGAATCGTTTCGATACTGATACCAAGAATTCTTTCTTGGAATTCTATCAGGCAATCGATGCCTCTATCAATCCTGAGGTTGTTGTAACTCCTGAGCCTGTTGCGGCGGTGGTTGAAGAAACCACCACTCAAATGTAATAGAAAATAATTTTAAAAAACATTTGCTATTATACTCCAACTAGGGTATAATATAATGTATCTACTGAGTAAGCCGCACCCCAGTAGAGTTGAATTGCGCGGTGTTTGTAGTTGAGGATTTTAATATGTCTGCTGTTCTTTCTATGTACCGTTATCTCGCTAACGGAAATCAGGTGACTTCGCGTCAGGCTCGTACTCTTTTCAAGGTCGAGAATGTCGCTGACCTAGTCTATCGTCTACGCAATCAGGGCGTTGCTGTTTACACCAATCGTGTGACCAATAGCCGTGGTGAGAAGACTTTCGCCTATCGTCTTGGCACCCCAAGCGAATCGTTTATGAAGAGCATTGAGTCGCGGCATATTGCTCGCGCTCGTAAGTCTCTTTATCGCGATGCTATTGCTGCCTAATAGTGGCAATTACTTACGATTTATTTCGTAATTGTGGGGGGCTTTTTGCCCCCCACATCGTTTTCGAGTTTGCTTTCTGCATAAGTAAGAGGTATAATAGAATTACCTTGAGAGTCGGAGAATGTAATGGTTAATGTAATTGTCGCTAGAACTAAAATTGATTGTGAACATCTACTTGGACAATTTGTAGATGAGACTCATTATGATACACTTATTGAGTCAGACACTGACTGCTACTATGAAGCAGATTGCTCTCCGTTCGAGAAAGCTCAGTGTAAAGAATCAGACTGCAAAGATTGCAAGTCTAAGAATACCAAAGATGAAAAGCGTATCGCTTTCATGTTCAGAAAGAATTTCTTCAGCAAAGAAGAACAAGAACAAGCATATCTTGGTTTGCGAGAAGCCGCAACTCCATCGCAGAATCGTGGGTTGGCTTCTGGACCAAGAGGCGAAAAGTGCGCCCAGCGTGAATGGGTTACAGATTATCAAATTCAAACTTTAGAGCTCCTAGCGGATCTACAAGAAACTGTAATTCAAGTAGACCTTAAAACAGAAATTGAATTGGTCAAGCAAAAGACAAAGGATAACTCCTCGACTCGTGGTCTGGTTTGGTTGGCTTCTGAAGTTGAAAAAAATAATTTTAACTTTGATGGTTGGTTGAAAGGCGTTCTTAAGCTTAAAGATAAAGCTCAGATTCGTAGTTCTGCTAGAGATACTCTAGACAAATATATTTCTGATACAACCTATGCTAATGCAGTAAACTCTGGTATTGCTGGTTGGTTCGATCGTTATCCTCGCATCCCATATGGTCGCGCTACTGCTTACACCAAGAATCATTTTGATAAATTCAAAATGGCATTCCCCTTCCTACAAACTCTCGACAAAGGGTTTAAAGAACTTCTACCTTCGCGTTGGGGTAATCAGAGAGCTGCAGCTGATAAAATTGACCAGCGATTCCTAGTTCCTGAAACTGTATTCACAACTATTACTGTGAACAAGACTTTCCGTACTGCATGTCATCGTGATGCTGGAGATTTCAGCGATGGTCTAAGCAATCTTCTTGTGCTCTCTAATAATGGAAAGTATCGTGGTGGCTACCTTATTTTCCCAGAGTATCGCATTGCGGTAAATGTTCGTCCAGGCGATCTATTACTTGTGAACAATCATGAGATTATTCATGGTAACACTCCTATTGAAACATATGATGACGGTGAGCGTATCAGCCTTGTTTGTTATCTTCGTGAGAAGATGCTTGAACTTGGCTCATATGAATATGAAAACCATCGCTTTGAGTTTGTAGAATTTCGTCGCAAAAATCCTGAGCACCCAATGCAACGTAAGTTGTGGAATGGTGTAAGTGAAGGGATGTGGGAAACTAAAGAATGGTATGACTATCTTGAAACTCATGGTGGTCGAGAAATGCTTGACAAGTATCATCCAAAAGCTAACACCAAGGAAAGCTCACTAGAGGCATTGTTCGGTTAATGTGTGCTGTAATTGGTGTTAATATTGAAAACCCTACTGCTGAGCAGTTTGAACTAATCCGCAGAGTTTTTATAGAGTCTAAGATTAGAGGATTACATGCAACTGGTATGACAATCTTAAGTAAGAAAGAACTTCTTACATTCAAAGAACCAGTATCATCAGATAATTTTTCTCACCTAGAGAAGCTTGAAAAGCTTTGCGGAAAATCTATTAAGTTAATCGGTCATTGTCGGTATAGCACTAGTGACCTAGAGTACAACCAGCCGCTATACACTAATCATGTTGCCATTGTACATAATGGCGTAATTTCTCAAGAACTTCCTGAAAATTGGAAAAAGCTATATGAAATTGATACACAAACTAAAAATGACAGCGAGTTATTACTGCATACAGTGGATAGGACCCCTCTGTTTCTTTGGAGAAATGCTAGCATTGCTGCTATTGAGCTACATGCTTGTGGGGAGATGAGATATTATCGCAACGGTAAACGTCCCCTATATAAAACTGAATTGGACAATGGCTACATCATAACTTCTACTGCAGATATTATGTACAGAGCTTCTGGTAGAAAGTATAAAGCTGATATTGTTCCATGCGGAAGTGATACTAAAGATTTACAAATGGTGTAATTATGAAATATTCTCCTGACACGTTTACCTATGGCTATGAGATAGAATGGGGTGATATCCCTCGTAATTTTCAAATTCCTGAACATCTAGGAAAATGGGAATATGCAGAAACTGATATTGTCAATGAGCGCGACCCATATCGTGGCGTTGCCTGCGATCCTCTTGGATTGGAGCCACCTTTTGGCGGTGAGATTAATACCAAACCAACAAAGACTTGGGTTGAACAAGTTGATAGAATCATGGAGATTCATGACTTGTTTGCAGCTAGCGGTAATGAGCCCACCTCATCTTGTGTAAATCATGGACATCTCCATGTATTTGTTCCTGGTCTTAAAGATGATATTGGTGCGCTAAAGAGCCTCATTGCATACATTCAGCGCAATCAAGAGCAAACTATCAAGGCATGTTATCAGTATAAAGAACATTATGCCATGAAAGACACGAAGACTGCTCGCACTTATTTGAAGTGGGACGGCGGACGTCCAATGCCAGATTACATGTGCAGCAATATCATCAATCTGGCTACTGATTTTGATCACTTCATCAAACTTCACGCAGCAGGTAAGGATGGCGCTTCAATGGGTCGTCCATTCCGTCATGCTATCAATACATATTGCATGAAGCATACAGGAACTATCGAGTTCCGTTGTTTCAGGTCATCTACCAATAAGGTTGAAATTTCAAACTGCTTTAGATTCGCATCTCAGTTTATTGATGCTGCGCTGAACGATGGTCCTGATGTAGATGTTATTTTACAGCAAGGATATAATTTCCCACCTCTAGTGTATGACCATGATCTCTACACTGGTTGGGAAGCAACCAAGTATCCTAAAGAGCGTGGAAGTAAGCATCGGGAATTTCATGCCGTTGTTTGACATCAGAAAGATAACGAAAGAAGAATTTATTCCAGCTATTAGCTCAGATAAAGCTGATTCATTCGCAAAGACTTTTGTATCTAAAGCAAATATGCAAGACCAATGGTCTGAATGTCTTGGTGCGTTTGTTGACGATGAGTTAGCTGGAGCGATTATAACCACAATATCGAAACGTCCACCGCATGTTGCTAATCTACAACTACTGCACACCTTTGCTAAATTTAGAGGTCGTGGAGTCGGTAAGTATCTTTGCGAATATTCTTTTAATGACTCTATTTCTAAACACGCTGAGTATTTCAGAGTTTCAGCAGAACCTGATGCTGTCGCTTTCTATAAAAAGATTGGATTTAAATTTTGGTGCGCTCAAAAGAGCAAATGTCAACTAAGCATCTTTAGAATTAATGGTTTAACTATTAACACTGGAATATATGATACTGCAGACCCTACAATACGAAAGGCGATTTACCGCAAGGGTAAGGGTGGTTGCGCAGAAATTTTCGATGAGTTATCATGATTAATAAAGAACGTCTAGAACAATTTATTCGGTGGTATGCTTGGTCGCTGCAATATAAAGATTGCGACCCTGCTGTATGGCTTACAAACTATCTTAATAAAAGATATGAACACAACGACGAAGAAAGAATTTGGATTTGCTGGTTGTATGGTAATACATATCAGCTTCCAACCACATGGGTTCTGAAGAATGAATTCCCAGACTTTGAACTTGCTACTGTGGATAGAATCACGCAGTGGAACACAAAAAACTATAAACGATTAAGATATCAAACTGACACCAAGTGGAACAAGGGACATCTTCCCGTGATGTTCGAATCATATCAAAAATTTATTGGAAATAGATCTCAACGTGAAGCTTTGGAGAGTTATTATGGAGACAACGAACACCAATCATTCGACAATTTATGGGGAGCTATTAAAAACGGTCTTTACAAGTTTGGTCGTTATTCCACTTGGTTTTATCTCCAGCATCTTTACCACACTGCTAATATTAGAGTTGAGCCTACTTCTCTTATGTTGGACGATTATTCTGGGTCTCGTTCACATCGTAATGGTTTACATTTTGCGCTTGGGCAAGATGACAAATATGATTCAAAACTTACTGCAAAGGAATATGGAATTCTTGAAGGAAATGCACAAGATATTCTCATCGAGATGAAAATTAGGTTCCCATCATTGAGAGATGAGATTGATTTCTTTACAATGGAAACTTGCCTTTGCTCATTTAAGAAAATCTTCCGCGAACATCATGGAAGATATTTGGGATACTATCTTGATAGACAGTCTGAAGAAATTCAACAGGCAGAAAAAGATGGCTGGCATGGTATTGATTGGAATGTTTTATGGCAAGCTCGCAATGAAACTCTTGAACCACCATTAGCTGGCGTTAAAAATATTAACAAAGAAATGTTTACTTCTTACTTGAATTCAGGTAGAATATCTAAATTAGAGTGGATGTTTGACGATGAAAAACCAGTGACAACTGGCTTGGAGGCTTTTTATGCTTAAGGTGATTGCATTGGGTGGTGAACCTGCCACAGGAAAAACGACATTAATTTTTAAACTCATTGCCATGGCTGACGATTGGAAAGTTTGCAAGCCTCAGAAACTCCTTGATGCGCTATACAGCGAAAAGTTGCGCACCTATATTCTAGGTAAATATGAAAAAGATGGTAATGTATTCCAAGGGACTGACCGTCTAAGCATGGCTGTTCAGCCTGATGCAGTTAAGTTTATTGATGACTTGCGGCAAAATGCTGAAAAGGTCAATGTGATTTTTGAAGGTGACCGTTTATTCAACGGTAAATTTCTAGAACATATTGCAGATAATGTCCTAGAAGAAAACTTTAAAGTTCTAGTTTTGAGGGCGTCCCATGATGAGAAAGAGAAGCGTCATGTGGATAGAAAAGACGATCAAGACGATAAATTTAAGAACAGCCGTGAAACGAAAATCTCAAATATTTGTAGTTCGCTAGTTCTCATGGGCTATATAGAAACAATGGTCAACGAAACTTACGATGACCAAACTAAGATTATTGATACAGTCAAAGACTTTTTTACCTGGAGTGAATAATAATGAAGCTGGAAATTTCCGTTGAAACATTGCGCAAGAATAAACTATTTGTCGCCACACCAATGTATGGTGGTGTGAATCATGGCATGTATGCTAAGTCGTGTCTTGATTTGCAGGCACTATGTTCTCAGTATGGGATTGAAGTTAGATTCTCATTTATCTTTAATGAATCCCTAATTACTCGCGCTCGTAATTATCTTGTAGATGAGTATCTACGTTCTGGCTTCAGCCACCTCCTGTTTATCGACAGCGATATTCACTTCGATCCTCGCGATGTTATTGCTATGATGGCAATTGATAAGGAAGTTATTGGTGGACCATACCCAAAGAAAACCATTAAGTGGGGTTCTGTTGTTGAAGCTGTTAAGCGTAACCCAAACATCACTGGAGCAGAACTCGAAAAGGTTTGTGGAGATTATGTCTTCAATGCTGTAGTTGGTACTGGTCAGTTTAATGTTGGTGAGCCTCTAGAAGTTATGGAAATCGGTACTGGTTTCATGATGGTTAAGCGCGAGGTTTTTGCTAAGTTTGAAGAGAACTATCCAAATCTTCGATACAAACCAGACCATGTTGGTCAGGCAAACTTTGATGGTTCGCGTTACATCCATGCATACTTCGATACCGTAATTGATACAGTTGAAAATGGTGGTAAAGGATCTGATCGTTATCTCTCTGAAGACTATATGTTCTGTCAGTGGTGGCGTAACATGGGTGGCAAGATTTGGTTGTGCCCATGGATGAAGACTCACCACATCGGAAGCTATGCGTTCACTGGTGATATGGCAGCTGTTGCCAACTATGTGGGTGCTCTTTGATAGTAGGGCTAGTTGGCTTTATTGGGGCAGGCAAGGGAGCCGTTGCCGATCTTTTAGTAGATCGACACGACTTTTTTAAAGAAAGCTTTGCCAATAGTGTTAAGGATGCGGTCTCAGTTATTTTTGGCTGGGATCGTGCTCTCCTTGAAGGCGATACACCCGAGTCGCGAGCATGGAGAGAGCAGGACGATAAGTTCTGGTCTGAGAAACTTGGTAAATCATTCTCCCCAAGACTAGCTCTACAACTTATGGGCACAGAGGCAGGACGTGATGTATTTCACCCTGACCTCTGGGTTCATACTGTTCTGCGTCGGTGCGAGAATGCACCTTGGAACAATTATGTAATTGCTGATGTTCGTTTCCCGAATGAAATTAAAGCCATTCGGGAAGCAGGTGGTATTGTAATTCGAGTGAAGCGTGGTGATGAGCCTGAATGGTACAATGTTGCTCTTAAAGTTAATAAAAAGAACAACTATTACGGTATGGCAGAACAATACCCCAACGTACATTTCAGCGAATGGGCTTGGATTGGGTCAGATATTGATGCTGAAATTGCTAACAATAGCACACTAGAAGACCTAATTGAAAAGGTTGACTCTTTGGTCAATTTAGTATATAATAATCGTTCTACTTAAATTTTTGAGGTATAAAATGAAACTAAGTGATAATACATTGTCGGTTCTTAAGAACTTCGCTTCTATCAATCAAGGGCTTGTTGTAAAGCCAGGAAGCATTCTTCGTACCATTTCGTCTAACAAGGCTATTCTCGCAGAAGCCACCGTTGAGGAATCGTTTCCCAATGAGTTTGGTATCTACGATCTCAACAAGATGCTGGGTATTCTTTCACAGAATAAGACTGGCGCAGAAGTTGAGTTTGAAAAAGAATTCCTTGTTTGCCGTTCGGTAGGTAAGGTTCGCCTTCGCTATACTCCAGCAGCTCTTATTCTCACTCCTCCGAATAAGAATATCAATATTCCTGATTACGATGTTAAGTTTAATCTTTCAGCAGAAGTGCTGAGCTGGATTTTCAGCACTGCATCTATCCTCAAGTGTCCCAACGTTGTTGTAAAGTGTGACGGTAAGGGTCAGGATATTAATATTTGGGCAATGGACGTTAAGGGTGAGATCGTCGACGACGCTAGCGTTAAGGTCGATGGCAGCTCGGATATTTCATTCCAGGCAGTTCTTAAAATTGAAAACCTCAAGGTCATTCCTGGTGCATATGATGTTAAAGTTTCTGCGATTGGTGTCAGCAAGTTCACTAATAAGAATGTGACTTACTGGATTGCCATCGAACAGGCTTCCTCGAGTTTTGGTAAGTAATCATGGCACGTGGCTATACTCCTACTGACCTGCAGGAAATCAAAAATAGGTTTACTGAAATTAGCAACTCTTGGACTCGAGTCTCTGCTGAACGAGACTTAGTCAAAGACATCTTTGTTGATCTTAAAGATGAATATGAGATCCCACCAAAGATGGCTCGTAAATTAGCAAAGGCTTACCATAAGCGTAACGTACAGGAGGTAATCGCGGAAGATACTGAGTTCGCCGAAACTTACGATACCGTATTTGAAAATAAGTGATTTGAGGAGTTTTATATTATGAATGATAATGATATGATTTTGTGGGTTGAAAAGTATCGTCCTGGCACCATTGATGAGTGCGTTCTTCCAGATAGTCTGAAGAAGCCATTTCTCGAGTACGTTAAGAAGAAAGAAATTCCAAATATGATTCTCACTGGCTCGGCAGGTGTCGGTAAAACTACCGTCGCTCGAGCCATGTGTGAAGAAATTGGTTGCGACTATATCCTAATCAACGGCTCAGATGAGTCAGGCATTGACACTCTGCGTGTGAAAGTGAAGGGGTTTGCCTCATCTGTTTCGTTGATGGGTGGTCGTAAGGTTATTATTATCGATGAGGCTGACTATCTGACGCCAAACGCTCAGGCAGCTTTCCGCGGAGTTATTGAAGAGTTCTCGGGTAATTGTTCTTTTATCTTTACCTGCAACTTCAAGAATCGAATCATCCAGCCGCTCCACTCGCGTTGTGCAATCATCGACTTTAAGTTAAAGAATGGCGATAAGGCTAAGATGGCAACTGCCTTCTTCAAGCGTATCGAGCAGATTCTTAAGACTGAGAAGATCGATTATGAAGGTAAGGTAATTGCTGAAGTCGTCAGCAAGTATTTCCCAGACTATCGTCGAGTTCTAAATGAACTCCAGCGGTATTCTGTTTCAGGTAAGGTAGATACAGGTATCTTGTCTGTCAATACTAATACTCGAATCAAGGAATTGATGGGGCTTCTCAAAGAAAAAAACTTTACTGAGATCCGTAAGTGGATTGCCTCAAATTCTGATAATGATGCCAATCTAATCTATCGTGAAATCTATGATGGATTGTATGAGAACCTGAAGAAAGATACTATTCCAATGGCAGTAATTCTTCTGGCAAAATATCAGTATCAGTCTGCATTTGTGGCTGATCAGGAAATTAATTTATTAGCATTCCTCACCGAAATGATGATTGAGTGTGAGGTGCAATAATGCCAATCAAAGCCAGAAAGCATAATTTGGCTCGTGTTTGGCGTAAAGTTTCTTCTGAGCCAGTTGCAAACACGAATAACTTCTTTACTGAAGCGTTCGGCTTTAACTATATGCTGATTGAGAAAAATTGTTCTGAATGTATTAAGTTATTGCCTATCGATTATTTCTACGCAAAATCCAAATCTAAGCGTAAAAACCAAATCCCATCTCATCCAGAATATGATTTTGAGTCTGTTTGTATTGAGTGTTGGGATAATAGAAAGAAAAATAATCGAAAGAATCGAAATACAAAGGAAGTATATGACAGATTTATTTAAGGATATTATCCCAAGTATACTCAACACAAAGCAAGATGTTCTAACTGATGATGATTCGATTAAAGAATATAATTCATATGTTGTAAATAAAGCACTATCTAATTATGTTGATTGTGTAATGTTTGCCAACGAAATGAATAAAAACTACCAGTTGCACAGTAGAGCGCAATATGACTATCTTATAAATAGCATACGGGCATCAAAAAGACCATTTGCTAAATGGTTTAAGCCTGAAAAGCAAAGTGATCTGGAAGCTATTAAGTTATTTTTTGGTTATTCTGATAGAAAAGCTAGAGAAGCTATCAAACTTTTAACTGAAGAACAGATCACCTCTATTAGAATTAAAACAACTATAGGTGATTAAATATGAGTGTGGAAAATTTAATCGAAGTTACTCTAGCCGAGAAAGACGATTTCCTAAAAATTCGCGAAACTCTTACTCGAATCGGCGTTGCTGCTAAAAAAGAAAATGTACTTTACCAATCTTGCCATATCCTGCATAAGCAGGGTAAGTATTATATTGTACACTTTAAAGAACTATTTGCTTTGGATGGTAAGCCATCAAGCATTGTTGAGAATGATGTTGCTCGTCGCAACACCATCATTAACCTTCTCTCAGAATGGGGTCTAATTAAGATTGTTTCCCCAGAAAGAATTGAAGAACTAAGAGCTCCTCTTTCCCAAATTAAGATTATTGCACACAAGGATAAGAATGATTGGGAATTGGTTGCTAAGTACAATATTGGAAAGAAAAAAAGAGAGGAATAGCATGGAACACTTTTATCATTTACCTCACATGGGCGAGGACTGGTTTACATACCCAACTCTATATTCTTTTATGGTTAGCGAATTTTCAACAGAAAGTCATTTTGTTGAGGTTGGATCTTGGAAAGGAAAATCTTCTGCATACATGGCAGTAGAAATTGTAAATTCTGGCAAAAATATTAAATTCGATTGTATCGATACTTGGGTGGGAACTGAGGGTGAACATAACGAAATACAAGAAATTGTAAGCGGCACTCTCTATGAAACATTCATCAGTAATATTTCTCCAGTTAAAGAGATAATTAATCCGATTAGGATGGATTCTGCAGAAGCTGCTAGTTTATATGAAGATGGAAGCCTAGATTTCGTATTCATTGATGCTGATCATACTTATGAAGGAGTTAAGCGTGACATTATCGCTTGGCTACCTAAAGTTAAAAATGGTGGTGTTTTAGCTGGACATGATTATGGTTGGGCACCGCCAATTAGAAAAGCAGTTGATGATGTCTTTGGTGTCGGCAATTATGCTGATCCATGGAATAATGGTTGTTGGATAACAGAAATAAAGAGATAAAATATTATGTATGTAGAAGGTGCTAATAATTGTAATTTGAAATTTTATAAGATGTCGCCTGATGTCCCAACACCAGTTTGGGGTACTAATGGTTCGACCTGTTTCGATTTAACTTTTTCTCCCGCTAGTGATGTAGTCTCTGGGTATGATGAAAATAATACGCCAATTAAGAGATTTCTTCCGAAAGATTCGCGAGAGTTGACTATATATCCAGGTGAGCGTTTGCTAGTTCCTACTGGATTAATCTTTAAGATTGATGTTCCAGTAAGAGATTTACATATTTCTCGCACCTACTCAATTCGCCTCCATGCTCGTTCAGGGATGGCATTAAAACGCGGATTGATTCTCGCAAATAGCGAGGGTGTTGTAGATATTGACTATCAGGAGCAAGTGTACGCTCTTATGGTTAATACATCGAAAGTTGTGCAGAAGATCCAGCTGCACGAACGAATCTGCCAAGCAGAAATTGTGAAGAATGAAACCTTCGCATTTGTTGAAACGGACTCGCGTCCGGAGCCTTTTATGAATAGAACTGGCGGGTTCGGTTCCACTGGGTCATAAAACCGCTGAGTGCCATATGGGCTCAGTATTTTAACTTGCTTAAAAAGGAGTATTAATATATGGGTAATCAATACAATCGTTTCCTACCATCGGCTCTAGGATTTGAACGTATGTTCGATATTCTCGATCATGCATCAGATGTCCTAAATTCATCTAATGTGGCATTCCCGCCAGCCAACGTTGTTCGCGTCGACGACTATAATTTCGTCGTTGAACTTGCAATTGCTGGATACAAACTAGATGAAGTTGAAATCCAGGCAGAAAAGAATCTACTGAAGATCTCAGGCAAGAAGGAAGAAACCGATGAACGCACTTATTTGATTAAGGGTATTGCTGGTCGTTCTTTTGAACGTCGCTTTGTTCTAGCAGATACTGTCGTTGTCGGTAACGCAAATCTTGCTGATGGAATTCTTTCTGTCGAATTGCATAATGTAATTCCTGAAGAGCAGAAGCCTCGCAAGATAGCGATCAATAAGGCATAAATGTGAAGTATAAATTTATAAAATTTTATGCTGAAACTGCTGAGAGAGTTGCTGAACTCTCTCATGCTAGGCGTCTACAGGTAGGTGCGGTCATTGTAAAAGATGACCGCATCTTATCATATGGTTATAATGGAATGCCGAAAGGTTTCGACAATAACTGTGAGAATACAGTTGAAAAAGAACAAGAATGGATTTTAGATGAAGGCAGTCCACCATACATAATCAAAAGAGTTTCATGGGTAACTAAACCTGAAGTTATTCACGCTGAGATTAATGCAATTGCCAAGGTCGCAGCATCTGGCGACTCAACTAAGGGTGCAACCATTTTCATTACGCATGCACCTTGCGCAGATTGCGCTAAAATGATTATTGCAAGCGGAATTGAAAAAGTCTATTATCAGCATGATTATAGAGATGATACTGGTATTAATACGCTTAAATCTGCGAAAATAGAAGTGGTGAAGACGCCTCCACCTAGACCTCAATATGGTATGGTTATTTCTGTTCAAGAACGTTTAAACGGGATGCCGTAAGTTGTTGATTTCATTGAAGAAATAATCTTTTGCCTTTTAGCCCCTCTGAGGGTATAATAGTTCTATAAGTTGTAGAATTGTGAGGTATTCTTATGCGCGTAAAAATTGGTCCATATAAAGACTTCATCGGTCCGTACCAGATTGCAGAAAAGATTCTCTTCTGGAAGAACAAGCATGAAGATGATTCCGTGCATAAATTGGGGCGCTGGCTTTCTGGCGACTATGTCAAGGAACCTGACCAATGGTTGGGTAAAAATACCAATCCTTCTTTGCTGCTGCGTTTTTGCCAGTGGATCGACAGCAAGCGTAAGCGCAATGTCGTGATTAATCTTGACAACTATGATACCTGGAATATGAACAGCACTCTTTCTTTGATTGTTGTTCCTATGCTCAAGCAACTAAAAGAAAACAAGCACGGTGCACCATGGACAGATGATGAGGATGTTCCCGAAAACCTGCGCTCTACTGTGGCACCACCGAAAGAAAATGAATGGGATACTGATGGCAATCATTTCCTACGTTGGGAATGGGTTATGGACGAAATGATTTGGGCATTTGAGCAAGATAACAACGAATGGGAAAATAGCTACTATAGCGGTGAGATTGACATGCGCTCTGAGAAAGTTGAAGGGTCAACATATACACGGTTGGTTGATGGACCCAAACATACTTTCAAGGTTGATTCTGACGGTATGAAGAAGCATCAAGAGCGCATCAATAATGGTCGTCGCTTGTTTGCTAAGTATTATGATGGACTATGGGATTAAATTATGAATAAGTTTATTGTTGTT